GATACTGCATCATCATTGATGAAGAAGTGACCGTGCTGCAGGCGGATAAGCAGATTGCTTATTCTGATATCCAGCTTGCCATTGATGCCGGCTATGTTTATGAGGCTGCTCCGGACGAATACCGCAGAACTGATAAGCCATATGAGGGCGGCGTATTTTCCCATATGTTTCGACTCATGGCATCAAGACCACTGGTTTATAACAAATCAAAGCAGAACGGAAATGTGTGGTACTGGCTCTTCTCAAAAGAGCTGCTGGAAGCTGTTGAAGATGTGTTTGTGCTTACCTATCTGTTCAAAAACTCAGAAATGGATCTGTTTATGCAGATCAACAACATTCCGTATGTGAATATCGGCATTCGTCGCACTGAGGGCGGAGGATATATCTTTTCCGACAAACCGGAGTATGTTCCGAATTATGTGTATCGGTTGAAAGATATGATTCATATTGATGACGGTCAGCGTATCAATAGCATTGGCGATATGAAACACGCGCTTTCTATGAACTGGTATAAGTCGAAAACAGACGGTGTGAATCAGGTTCGCCGCAATTTGATGAATTACTTTCAAAAGCGAAGCGGTGATATTCCGGTGCCAGAGCGAATGTGCGGTACTTACAAGGAGTATTGGGGGCGGATCAGAGGAAAGGGTTATTGGAACTCATCTGTAGTCTTTAATGCAAAGGCAACTAACCAATTTAGTCATTGTCGAGCGCTGGCTTACCCAATCAATCTTTTTGCGAATGGCGATATCGTCCACTATTATGCAAGCAAAGGCGTGATTTTTGATAACGACCATTACGCATTGTCAACTATGATTCAGTGGATCTGGCGTTCTGCAATTAGAAACGGTGAAGAAATCAACTTGTATCTGCCAAGTAAGCGTATGAGGGATTTGCTTACTGAGTGGATTGAAAAAACGAGTAAAGGAATTAGTTAAACCATATGAAAATTGATGATGTACTGACTCTTCTTGGTTTGATTTTTGCTATTTTCGCTATTTACTATGTGATTGTTTGCGCACTTAGGAATGATGGCGGATGTTGTGATGGTACTGATTGTGATAACTGTCCATTCCCGCGTTGTCATCCGCAGGATCAAGACGATGACATGGAATAGTGAAAACGAATGCTACTACGAGCGACATAGGCTCTCAAACGGGCAGTATTGTATGGTTGCGTTTTATCGCTTCTACCGGTCAAGATCCGTCGAGTATCATGTCGTATTTGCGGTGGCAGACAAAAAGAAAGCCTTAAATGGCTATTTCGATCAGACCAAGGATAACAATATTTCTTTGAAGTACACTGGACGCTGCGGCGCTGAGGCTCTTATCTGGTGTAGAGATAAACTTCTCGAATTTGAGAATGAAGTCTTTCTATCAGAGACATTTGAGACAAAGATCGTTGTTTACGGTGAGGATCATCGTCGGTTTCGTTTTTACGAGCGGGCGCTGACACGCTATGGTTATGAGAAGAAGCTAACTGATGATGGTTTTGCTATGGTAAAGAGAGTCCGTAGGAGCAATTACGATGCTGAGGTGAGTTGAATGATTGATGTTGGATCTGCCTATTTCTGCTGTGACGAATGCCCTATTTCAGAAGATGTGGAAAGAAGATATCGCAACGCTGATGAGGCTGGTGTTTTTCAGTATGACCATTGCGGGTGTGATAAGGTTGATTTTCCTTTCTTTGTTGGTGGGTATTGTGGGGATGCTTTCTGCCAGAAAGATAATTTTGAACGAACCGGAAAGCGCAAGACTGGTAAGGTGTATCGAAGAAAAATGCGCGTGAAAAAGCGCAATGATTTGATGCGGGCTATTGAAGGATGCTATGTGCGTGATATCTGGCATCGCAAAGGTGCTTATATCGTCTATCCTAAGAATTCAAAAGCTAAGAAGTATTACCGCAATTATTCAAATCGTCTGATCCGGAGAGGAAAGGTCGGTGGTGCTGGCAAAGGTGGCTATCGGCGCTGTTTTGATTATAAGTGGGAGGTTTATTAAGCGTGGAAAATGAGAAATATTGCCCACTTGCTTCTATCAGGGGCGGCGTTGGATCAAAGTGTATTGGTGAACAGTGTGCGTGGTGGGATGAAGATTGTAATGCGTGTGTCTTTGTTGCTTTTGTTCGTACCAGAGCTGAAGACCTGATAGAGCAAAATATGGAGCTTGCGGGATCTGTTGTCAGTTATGATGTTCAGCTTCATGAGCTTGAAAAAGAAAATTTAAGATTGCGTAGGGCTATTGAGCGGCTTAGGCAATCTTCTCGTGAGGTGAAAGATCATGTATGAATTAGGAATGTGTTATAAGTGCAAATACAGAGGTGATGTCCCAGGCGACGCGCATAGCTGTTGTCACTATCCTGGAAACGATACAAATTTATTTTCAATGTTTGAGTCGGCAAATTTTCTTCAAGCTGCAAAGCTGGACATTCGTGCTGAGAAGCATGGTGTTGTGAGCGGCTGGTTCATGTGGCCTGTCAATTTCGATCCTATATGGCTGCGTAATTGCAATGGTTTTACTCCGAAAGACTCTGGTGAAACCAATGGGTAATATTAGTGAACGAGTTGCTAAGCAGACTTTGCCGGCTGAACTGCAAAAGAATTACGGAAACGAATTTGGAATCGAAGTGTGGCGTGTTTTGAGTATCGTTGAGAAGAATGACACGGCAATTAAAGAGCTACTTGATGTGCTTGATCGTTTGGAACAGCCGCATAGAAAAGCCCTCATTCAACATCTTTGGACGCGATATTACGACTCCGTAGCGGATAAGATTCTGGTGCAATAATATTGGGGAGTGATTGTGGTGTTTCGGGATTTTGATAACGAAGTATGGCACGGTGCTATATATCAGGGCGTTGACTACTCATGGCGGTTTGAGGTGTCTACTTTCGGCAGAATACGAAGTGCCATTACTGGAAAGCTCTACTCTTGCGGTTATGGTGCTGGCGGATATCAGCAGGTTTGCATTTCTGTGTTTGGACATCGGCTTAATGTGAGGATACATCGGTGTGTTGCTGAGACTTTTATTCCGAACCCCATCGGGTATGAGATTGTCAATCATATTGACGGTTGCAAGCAGCACAATTGGGTGGATAACCTTGAATGGTGTACAAGGCAGGAAAATTATTTTCATGCTGTTGATCTTGAATTGATTGACTATGATGTGCCGGCACAACTCGGATATCTGTCACACCTTGGCGCTTATGCTGGAAGCTGTAATGGTATGTCGAAGCTGACCGAGGACGATGTGCGAGAAATTCGCATGAACTATGTGCCAAGAGGTTCTGGTGTAAGGTGCAACAGAAAGGAATTAGCAAATCAATACGGAGTATCTGCGAATCTAATTTCTAAAATAGTCAGTGGTCAGATATGGACTCATGTATAAGGAGGAATCAGGGTGCGAATATGAGTGTGAAGTACATAAGGCTTAATGGCGATGCGTTGAGACAAATCGTTGAAAATGAAAAGCATTGTTTTCGCATTGCCATGAATAAGCAAGATATCTTAGGTGGAGAAATGACCGAAGCGGGATTTTTATTGGATGCCAAAGATGTAGAAGAAGAGCGCAAGGTCATTAAGCCGCCATACGAAAAGGGAGATATTCTTGCTCTAAAAGAAACATGGGCAATGATTGATGGCAAGTATGTGTATCGTTTGGACAGAGATCCGCCGCAAGGCTACCTTTTGTTCAACTGGAAACCGTCTGTTCAAATGCCAAATGATGCTGCAAGGAATTTTATAAGAATCACAGATGTTCGCGTAGAACGATTACATGATATTTCACTTGATGATATCGAACGAGAGGGTATTTGGTTGCCAGGTGTTTTATCGCCTAAGCTTGCCTTTGCGTCTAAATGGAACAGTGGTTTATCAGAGAAGAAACGAGCTAAGATCGGGTGGGAACAGAATCCTTTTGTTTGGGTTTTTGATTTTGACCGATGTGTTTATGTAGAGGATGACAATGGAAAACAAAAATAAGAATTTAGTTGATATAGACGATGTTTCCTGTCTTTTGGCTGCAATTCCGATTTTTACATTGTGCGATGTTGTTTGTGGTGGAAAGTGCTGTGCGATTCAGAGTTTTTCGGCCAAACCAGAAGTTCAGTGTCAAAGGAAAATCAAAGAATTTCTACTGGAATATATAGGTGAAGCACATGACGGGTGATATTAGAGAAACAGCTATTGATCATGTTGCTGGAGAAAAGATTGCAACATTTTTTAGTAGTGAAACGAAGTGGATCAATCAGATATGGAAGCTTAAAGAGCAGTATCCAGATGAGGTGGAGATTCGGCATGTGAATCCGGATGGAAGTTTGATTGCTCATATTCCAGCAGAATGGTTCAAAGTAAAACCAAAAAAGAAAGTAGTTATGACGGAGGCACAGATTGCCGCCTCCAAAGCGCGTCTTGAAAAGGGCAGGTTAAAAAGATTGGAGATGTTAGGAGATGATGCGCATGTGACAGAGGAAAGGAACAATGAAATATGAACGACAATGCTTTGACTTGTCATGGATGCTATTGGTCTGACAAGTGTTTATGTGATAAAAGATGTGATGATTTTACTCCTATTGAGCAATCGGAAGATATTCCGTATTACGAAAGCATCTTACAAGAAAATCAACATGCTTATTTTTCGGAGTGTGTGAATGACATATACTAACAATTCAAATGTTAGTGTGTAATTTTTATGATAGCATGGCGCGGACGGGCAAAGCCCGTCCACCCATAAAGGAGAAAAAGATGATTTATTTAGATCATGCAGCGACAACGAGCGTTCGACCGCCTGTGCGTGAAGCTCTGGACTATTGGTATGGTGTTGGGAAATGCGGAAATCCAGGTTCTCTTCATTCTGCTGGCCGGCAAGCACATCAAGCCATTTATCAAGCTCGTTATGATGTGTCTAAGCTAATTGGCGCGGATAGCCCAGATGAGATTATTTTTACTTCTGGCGGATCTGAGTCGGATAATCTGGCGCTTATCGGAATGGCATCTGCTCTAAATGCAACGAACCATAATGTAATGCTTGTTAGTAAAATTGAGCATCATGCCATTTTGAACCAGCGCAATTTACTGACGCGCCTTGGAATAGTTGTAAAGCCGCTTTCTGTTGATACATATGGACAGGTTGATTTATTTGAGCTTGAAAAATATCTCAAAGAAGACAATGTGGGTCTTGTGTCTGTCATGTGGGTGAATAACGAGATTGGTGTTATTCAGGATGTAAAAAGCATTGCAGATCTTTGTAATTATTATGGCGCGGTATTTCATACGGATGCAGTGCAGGCAGTTGGTCATATTGATGTCAATGTGAATTCTTGCGGCGTTGATATGCTGTCTATTAGTGGGCATAAGTTCGGTGCGCCAATTGGTGTTGGAGCTTTGTATGTTCGCGGTGGCCTTAAAAAGCATATTGAACCGATTATATATGGTGGTGGGCAAGAATTTGGTGCGAGAGCTGGCACAGAGAATGTAGCGGGTATTGTGGCGCTTGGTACTGCAGCAAAGTTTTCAACGCCAAACGAATTTTCTCGTGACGCATTAGTGCTACGGGAAGCATTTTTGAAAGAGCTGTACTCTGTATGCGATGAGGGAATTAGAATCAATGAGCATTATGAGAAATCGTATCAGCTAAGCAGTATTTTGAGTATCACCATAAATGATGTTGAATCTGAGGCTATTCTTCATCTGATGAATTCGGACGGTGTATGTATTTCTGCTGCTTCTGCTTGCTCTGCTGGCAGTTTAGAGCCGAGTCATGTTTTGAGAGCTATTGGTCGGAATTATACGCAGGCAAAATCTACAATTAGAGTTTCGTTTGGATGGAATACGACGGTCGAAGAAGTAACTCGCGCTGCCGAATTGCTCGGAAAGAATATCATTAGAATTAGAAAGATGTACAGATCATAGGAGAAAATATGAACGAGTTTAATAAGACAGAGTTATTAGAAAAAACAACTGAGTATATGAATTACATTGCTCAGCACAAGGAAAATATTAAGAAGGCATGGCTGGAATTGCGTGATGCCTTAAATGGAATTGATTTATTCCAACGCCCTAAAATTCTTGATGAGATGGAATGGCGTATCCGCAATCACGATGATAGTAAGATGTCTGAGGAAGAATTTTTGCCATATCGTCAGCATTTTTATCCTGTTGCTGGCGAAGTGATTGATGACGCTGCTTTTGAACGGGCATGGGAGCGCCACTATCATATCAACGACCATCACTGGCAGTATTGGATTGACAGTAATGGAGACTTCATGTCCTATTATGATGTTGATACAAAAATCTGTGCGTATTTGGAAATGATTTGTGATTGGCAGGCCATGGGGTATGTTAAGGGCGATTCTGCTCCTGAGTATTACCGAAATCACAAGGATGAAATTAAGATTGATCCGAATTGGGTGTCTCTTGTAGAAGAGATTCTTGATTTGCTTGATAGCTATATCGCGGCAAGAGGTTGATATGAACAGATCACAAACAAGAAAGTTTAGGAGTCTGGCAAAGAAGAAGGGTATTTCTCATAGTTTGGCAGAGATGTACATTTCTATGCGGAATCGCGGTTCTGCTCCGCAGGATTTGCGTGAGGGTGATTTGGTTCGATTGAATATTGAACAGATCATGAAACATCCGGATTATTTGCGTTTGTCTAAGCGCTATCGTGATTTTGTAGAGACTCATGCAGGAGACATCTTTACTGTGCAGTATGATAGATCTGCTTCGGTTCAAAAGCTGAACTCAGTTGTTGCCTTGAAAGAAGATCCAGATGGCTGGCTTTTCTGGACTGGCGATTTACAAAGGGTTAATGAATAACGGCAAGGAGTGATTAGCCATTAGTCTTGATCGGCAAATTCATATTTATAGTTTTGATACGAGTGCATTTTATACTGATGAAGAAAAGGCGCTTGAGGTGGAGATCAATAAGCATTGTTCTTCAAAATCGAAATTAAAATCAGAGCGAGAAATTATTGAGCAGCTATGTGCTGGAGAAATAGCCAGGGAGAAAGCTGAGTCTCAGTTTCGTAAATTGTATGGCATGGGAAAGTCAGATCCGATTCCTGTTGCGATGGATAATTCCCGTGCAAAACAGATTGCGAAAGAAATTCGTGGTACAAACCAAATGATTAAGATTAAGAAGTCTGAGCTTGTATCGCTTCTTCAAGCACACCGTTCGCAGCGCGAGTTACGAACTGAATATGTGGTTGATAAGAATGTGATTTCTGTTTTTGAGTCGATGCTTACAAGAACACTCGGCATGGAAACAGGAAAACTGTATGACGATTTCATGGTTATTCGCACATATTATTTTGATGTAATTGAAGATCTCATCCTAAACGGATATACCTTTAACGGAGAGCGTTATATTTGTTTTACGGCATCTGCTGGGCAGATCAGAACAAAGAAAACAGTTTTCATTAAGGAAAGAGTTTGGGAGAAGTATCAAAAAACCATTATGTGTGGACTGAGCGTTCAAAAAATCAACGAGCTTGGCGGAATCAATATCAATAAGTACCTGGCGTATCTTGCACTGTGTAATAGCGCAACTGATTTGTGGGAAGATTTCGATATCAGAAAGACCATCGTTGTGGATGATATGGAAACAATGGTTCGTGGAACTGTTGATTTTATTGATCACAAAACATACAGTGTAGAGCGTAGGGACATGGAAATTCCGATTACACATACGGATGGTTGTGGAATGGTTCTTCCCTCTTGTAATGCAAAGAATACTATGGTTCGTCTTCCTTGGGTAAAAGGGCTTCTTGCCGTATTCCCGTTTGATAAGTTTATTTCGGAAGCAAACGAACGCGATCCGTCTGTAAATCATGGTTTGGTAACAGATATCTATGGGTTTGAACATGATGTAATCGCGGAGGATATTCAGGTCATTTTTACGAAAAGTCAATTTAAGATGTACAAGTATTACACGAATTGGCAGGAATACATTGATTTGTTTTTGGCGAATGGCTGCACTGTCGGTAAGTGTAATGAGGAAGAGGATTTTATCCCTGACGCAAAGCTTAACTACCAAATGCTTCAGACTCTTACGGATTTGAGTCCCGATGAACTTGAACAGCTCGCGGGAAAGACGATTGACAAAATTGCTAAAATTGCATCGGATAAGAATACCATGCTTGATGTGTTCGGAGCTTCTACACAGTATCGTAATAAGAATGCTTTTCAGGAGTGTCTTAGTATCTATCCGGAATTACTTTCCGATCCGTACACAAAAGAGATGCTACGGCAAATCAAGAAGAATCTTGTTACTGAGGCGAGAGCGGCAAAGATTGATTTAAGCGCAAAGTATATGTTCTTGATTCCGGATCTCTATGCTTTTTGTGAATGGCTGTTTCTTGGAAATCGCAGTCCTGTTGGTCTGCTTGCAGATGGAGAGGTATCTTGTTACCTTTATCGCACGGTAAGTAAATTGGACTGTCTACGCTCACCGCACCTATATCGTGAACATGCTATTCGTAAAAATGTTGTTACCAGCGCAACGAAAAAGTGGTTTTCTCAAAATGCTATCTATACGAGCTGCCATGACTTAATTTCAAAGATCCTGCAATTTGATTGCGATGGAGATAAAAGTCTTGTATGCGCAGATTCCTTACTCGTGGCTATTGCTGAGCGCAATATGGAAGGGGTTGTTCCTTTATATTACGAAATGGCAAAAGCCGGCGCTGTTACGATTACACCAGAGGAAATCTTCAAAGGGCTTCGCGCCGCATGGACTGGCGGTAATATCGGTGTTATTAGTAATGATATTACGAAGATTTGGAACGGTGCGGATGTTGATATAGAAGCAATTAAAATCCTTTGTATGGAGAACAACTTTTGTATCGACTATGCCAAGACATTGTATAAGCCAACTCGACCAGATGAAATCAATGCTCGTCTTGCGAGAATTACAAGCATGAAAGCACCGCATTTTTTTATCCACGCTAAAAAGAAAACAAAATCTCAGGTTCAGCGAACGAACAATAGTGTTGTAAACCAGCTTGAACATATTGTCCCTAATAAGCGGATGTCTTTTGCCGCGAAGAATATTGGTGTCTTCAGATATCAGTATATGCTTAGTAATCCGATGAAACAGATTGAACTTTTATTACCTGTGACGGATTTGTATAATGATGTGGAAAAACAGTATCGTTATTCAATTAGCTTTTATGACGATGACTCGAACTTTGCGTATATTCGGAATAATATCTTGAAGCAATTCGATGAGCTTGGCCTTGAGCGTTTGGATGTTTGCGACATTCTTGTGAAATATCTATTTCATAGCAAGAATAGTCGTAGGAAAAATGTTTTTTGGATGTGCTTTGGCGATATCGTTCTGGAGAATCTCAAGCGAAATATTCCAGATGGCTCTATTCAGTGCAAAAAATGCGGAGAGCGTTTCGTTCCGCTTTCCCCGCAGCAGAAAGTGTGTACGAATTGCTCTGGATATCATCCACTCGGCAAAAAGAAATTGCGGTGTATTGATTGCGGAAAAGAGTTTGAGGTAGACGGCATCGTGAAGAACAAGAAACGCTGCAATGACTGTCAGGCTATCCATATTCGCAATTATGAGCGTGAGAAGAAACGACGTCAGCGGAGCGTCGCATGATGTTGTTAGGAATTAGCTAAACAGCACAAAATGTCCCCATGTTTTATTTTGAAGTCTGATAAAACGAAACACCCGTTGTTCAACGGAGTATTTGCCTATCAAATATGCCAAATAATGCTTGGCAAATATAACGAAACACCCGTTGTTCAACGGAGTATTTGCAACCAAAAAGAAAAAGACCTTTAAGGGAAGAAAACCGTATTTACTAATCTATTCGGGATTCTCCTGTCTATGGCTGCGGTGCGATATCCGCAGCCCAGACATCTTTTTTGAAAAGGAATGAAGACTTTATATGATTCCAGTAACTAAGGAAGAAGCGCGTATTCTCAGAGAATTGTATCCTGAGTACAAGGTAACGCGAACAATGATGCAGGATTCAAAGCGGCATCATTACTACGCAACAGAGAGTGAAGGAAACATGAGGGCGATTGCGAGTACAAACCATCTCGCCGCCGAAATTGTTGCACGGATTGATCGAGAGCGTGAGATTCGTCGCAAGCGAATCATTCAGCAGCGAGGAAAGCATAATGTCAATGGTGGTTAAAAGCGAAAGCTTTGAAAATGCCATAATTGACACCAGTGATATGACAATCACAGAATATGATACTGATTCCGTAAGAACATACAGCCTCTTAGAGCTGTTAAAACGCTGGGACGGCGTTGTTGGCGTTACTCTGACAATTCGCCGCAGTATTCAGTTGCCGCCCGATGATGGGAGGGATGAATATTGAATCCAAAATATAAACAGCTTGAAAATGAAGACAATTATGAGTATGGCCTACGGCTGATTGAGATTAAGGTTGAGCAGAACCCTTCTGACTTAAAATGGTCAGATATTGTTGATCTGCTTGGGCTTGATGTCCATTACGATAGTCTTCGTAAAGCCGCGAATGTAACACCGTATTCTGGCTATCATGTGATGAAATACTTCAAGCAGAAGGCAACGCAGGATCTCGGAAGTGCATATCTTGATGAGATTGAGCAGAAGATGCTTGAATTTAAGAAAGAACGCCAACGGTTTTTTGATCAGAGAAACGCTCTTAATAAAGTTGTGCGCGACTTGGCTCGCAAGGATGAAAACTCTGATATTTTTGAGAGGGCAATTACTTCTGGCGTAATTCCACGGTTGGATTATGTGCCATGTGTAATTGAACCAAGCGGAAACGATTTGCTTGTGAGCTTAAATGATTTGCATTTTGGAGCGTGTGTAGACAATTATTGGAATTACTATAATTCTGATGTTTGCGTGCAGCTTCTTAATGAATATCTGGATCGCATCTTTGAAATTGCCGCTTTGCATGGAGCGGAGAATTGCTATGTATGGGCAAACGGAGACTTGATTAGCGGAAATATCCATAAGTCTATTGCCGTGTCGAACAGAGAAAATGTCATTCAACAGGTCGTTGGAGTATCTGAACTTCTTGCGGAGTTTTTGTCTACATTAAGCCATCACTTTAAGAATGTTTACTTTTCTTCTGTTGCTGGAAATCATTCTCGGCTTGAAGAGAAAGATGTTGCTTCAATCCATGAGCGTCTTGACGATTTAGTTGAGTGGTATTTGAAAGCTCGTTTACAAGCTTTCGAGAATATATCGTTTGATCATTATAGAAAGATCGACGATACGATGTATCTGCTTGATATTCGCGGCAAGACTTATCTTGGTGTGCATGGCGATTATGATGGATCTGCTGGGAAAGTTCAATCGCTTCAGACAATGGCAAAAGAGCCGGTGTACGCTATTCTTTCAGGTCATTTACATCACAATAAGACTGATAGTGTTCAAGGCGTGAAAACGATTATGGCCGGCAGCTTTCTTGGTATGGATGACTACTGCGTTGGAAAGCGCATTTACGGAGCGCAGCAGCAGTTAGTTTGTGTCTGTGATTATAATGGTGTCAAAGCATTTTACGATATTGACTTTGATACGACTCGTTATCGCCCACAAGGGAGCGATAAATTAGCATGAATATCAATAAAGCAGATTTAGTAAATACGCTTGCTCAGAAGAATAAGGCGTATAAGAAGTACATGGTCAAGGATATCGTTGACGATATTTTTGATGAAATTGCGAATGCTCTTAGAAATGGAGATCGCGTTTCGATTTATGGGTTTGGAACATTTGATGTGAAAAAGTACAAGTCACATCCTGCTCTTCATCCGGTAACGAAAGAAAGCATTGTTGTTCCAGAGTTCCAGAATGTCGTATTTAAGTCCGGAGCAGAACTTTTAAGAAGTATTCGAGAGTAACTATGGGACGGGGCTTTTGCCCCTCCCTATTTGGCTGAGTGGAGAAGCTGGTTTTCTTGCCGCTCCCATAAAGCGGAGACGCTGGTTCAAGCCCAGCCTCAGCCACCAAAAAGTCTGAAATTATTTTGCTAATTCCTATTGACAACTATGTGCCCATGTGCTATACTCAATAATGTCAAGAGGCCATAGCTAAACAATATGCTGGCGTGGCACAATTGGTAGCGCAGGTGATTTGTAATCATCAGGTTGCGGGTTCAAGTCCTGTCGCCAGCTCCATGATCTTTGAAAATTCAATATTTGAATCATGCTTATGATTAACTCGGTGAATAAAGTGTGTCAGCACTCCGAGACGCACAGTAGTTCCCGCTGGATTTACGAGGGATACCTTTTATTGTCCAGGCGGCAGTAATGCAGCGATGTATTGCTGGAAGGCAGAAACCGCCAACGAAAATGTGTGTTGCCAAGAGTTATCGCTACAAAAAGCACGGAACTTTCGGGCGCAGCAATAGACGCTCCTGTGGAGAATAATCCTCAAGGATGCTGGTGTGGCAACCAGTACAACCGGAGGAAATGCCAACAATGCGCTCCTGTCTTGATGTCGAAGAAACTCGACTATAACGAAAGTCGCCGGTTAAAGTAGCCGTAGGACAGTTTTGGTGTTTGATCTTTAATACGATATGATGAAAAAGAAATTGTATGAAACTATCAAATTTTCTGAACGAACGGTGAAATTTGCGGGTAAACAATCCCGCGCAGGAATTGGCCTAATACAGTTCGCTGTGTAAGGTTGGGGTAAGAAGTTAAAGGTCGCTCCTTGAAGCTCAGACTTATCTCCCTGGTGGCTGAACATTGTGAGAAGGTAATGGAGGTAGAGCGAAGGCTCAATGATAGGTATGATTCAAGTATTGAATTTTCTTTCTAAGGAATTAGCAAAATAATTTTTACGGGGTGTGTTTTATGCAGTTCAAAATTGCAACAAAGGATTTTAGCAAGTTTTCGGCAATGAATATCGTTTGCGATGGCGATGCAGTAACTCTTAGTTTCGATGATAGTTCGACGAGTGAGCATATTGTTGAGACCGTTTGTAAAGCGCCGCTTGCGATGCCTTTGAAAGATTTGAACCATCTTTCTTGGGACGAAATCAATCAGATCGGATTGTCTGGTAAGGCGCGTGATGTGTTTGCACTTGGCGCACAGAAGAAAGACCACATGAAGAATGGGTTCGTTGCTGTATGGCAGATTATTGGATTTAATCATGATGATCTTGCAGATGGGACTGGCAAAGCACCTCTTTCTTGGGATATGGTTAGAGTTTATAACGAGGACTGGTCGTGGAACGACGAAAGTACGAATCGCGGCGGATATGAAGCTTCTGTTGTAAGACGCAGGCTGGATACGGAGTTCTTCTCGCTTTGTTCCGATGAATTGCAGGCAATTATTAAGCCGGTTATTAAACTTACAAGCGCTGGCGATTGCAGCAAGGAAATTATTAAGAGCATTTGTAAGGTTTGGCTCAAGAGTGAGAAAGAACTGTACGGTCGCTGTTTTTATTCGATGCCTGGCGAGGGACATTGGTACGAATACTATCAGCAGGAGGATGTTCCTTACTATAAGGAAGATGATGACGGGAATCGTCGCTGTAACCTGTTGCGTTCTCCGTACTACAACAACAGCGGCACCTTCTGCTATGTCAACGCAGACGGCACAGCGAACATCGGCAACGCCGGGTATTCTTTTGGCCTCGCCCCCGCTTTCAGCTCCTAATCTCAAATCAAATAAAATCCGTCCTCGAAAGAGGACGGTTACATGGGGACATAGCTCAGCTGGGAGAGCGCCTGCCTTGCAAGCAGGAGGTCGTGAGTTCGATTCTCATTGTTTCCACCAGATCGTGCCATGTTGGTTATGTTGGCGTTTGTGCGGTTCAGCTCATTACTTGACTGCTATTCCAGCTAAAAACCTATCGGCTGCAGACGAGGTTCTACGGACGCATGGCTTTATCTCGGAGTATAGCTCAGTAGGTAGAGCGCACGACTGATAATCGTGAGGTCGAAAGTTCGACTCTTTCTACTCCGACCACAAAATTAAATATGGGGCAGTAATGGGTTCGACGGGGTTTTGATAGGACGAAATACGCAGGCATGGAGACCGCCTAAGGCTCAAACAAAAATGAAATGACAATGATTCTATTGTGGTTATGATTCATCCCGCTCTGTATGCTGTTATGGAGGGTATTGCTGCTTAATTGCAGTTGATGGATGCCTAAACGATGCACTTTTAGTCTGGGTGAGCATCTGCGGTAATAAAGAATCAGGCTGACATTGCAGTTTTCCTTATTACTGTGAAAAGAAATAAGGTGGTGGAGGTCGCAAGACTGGTGCGGCTCTGAGTTGGTTGATAGCACCAAGCAGCTCGTCTTATGACAAAATGCAAATTGCTATCTATTGCGTAAGAATGTTTTGTTCATGTAGGAATTTCGGACAGGGGTTCAATTCCCCTCTGCTCCACGGCATCAGGAGAGAAGCCTGCTCGTGGCGATGCTGCTTTTACTGAGTCTCTCAAAAGTAAATCTGGGTATAGCTCAGTAGGTGGAGCGCGTGATTTGGGATCACGAGGCCGCTGGTTCGAGACCAGCTACTCAGACCATAAAAAGGCACACACAGCAACTTTGGAGGATTTTCTTGCGGATAATAGAAAGTACATAAGTGCCTTGCCGTTGTTAGAGACGCTTACAGCAACTTCAAATTTCTATACATAAAAGATGAGCTGGATTTTATCTATCAAGTGTAAATGATGTTGCGTCTCGTTGAAAATATTGGTTCGTAGCTCAATGGTAGAGCATCCGACTGTTAATCGGAGGGTTGTAGGTTCGAGTCCTATCGTTCCAGCCATATTGGTGTCACAACGTCACTGCGACTTAATGACTGTCTGAATGGATGACAGCGCCAATTTTATTTAGCGGAGTGTAGCAGAGGTAGCTTACCAGCCTCATAAGCTGGTGGTCGTTGGTTCAAATCCAACCTCCGCCCCCATGCCCGTCCACATAAGAGGTGGTTACTCTATAAACCGTAGTGGGAATGAAACCGTCATGTCTGGCAGTGATGACTTTTTTGCAAGGTTTTAGAGTAAAACCTTGCTGCGACTCAACAGCATAGAGTTGGAGGCAAGGCCAATGCCTTGAATTGGCCTATTTGTCCGGTTAGCTCAGCAGGTTAGAGCATCTGCCTTACAAGCAGGAGGTCGGCGGTTCGATTCCGTCACGGGACACCACGAGTCATTATTAAGACAACTAAGACTCTAAAAAATGATTGTCTTCTTTATGTGGGTATGATGTTTAATGGCAAGCATTTCTGCCTTCCAAGCAGACTGTGCGGGTTCAAATCCCGCTATCCACTCCACTCCGAACATTTGTGACTTCTCTACTTGACAAATTGGTTTGGAGAAATGCTGTGATCGCAGGCATTCAATAATCGTCGAGCCTTTTGAGAGTTGGTAATCTCACGGTAGTCCACAGCCCGTCAGTGAATGTAGAGCCGAGTGGAATATAACCTGTCGTATGGGATGGTCGCATCTCTTGTTATATGGCGACGGCTATATAATTGCGATGGGAAATATGCGGGTATGGCGGAACTGGCAGACGCGCCAGATTTAGGATCTGGTGGGCAACCGTGCAGGTTCGATTCCTGTTGCCCGTACCACGAAGAGCGCATACAGCAACCTTATTTATGGAATCAACTTTTAACTGATCAGCCAAACAAGGCGCTCTGCAATTAAAATATGCTGGCGTGGTGGAATCGGCAGACGCGACGGACTCAAAATCCGTTGGTAGAGATACCGTGTGGGTTCAAGTCCCACCGCCAGCACCATATGCGCCAGTAGCTCAATCGGATAGAGCAAAAGATTTCTAATCTTTAGGCTACGGGTTCAAGTCCTGTCTGGCGTACCAAATCAATATTGGGGTATAGCCAAGTGGTTAAGGCACGGGACTTTGACTCCCGTATCGTTGGTTCAAGTCCAACTACCCCAGCCATTTATATGCTCCCATCTTCTAATCGGTATAGGAAGCCGGCCTCTCAAGTCGGCAATACGAGTTCGAGTCTCGTTGGGAGTACCATCAGAAATACTATGCTTTTATATGGTGCGTTGGACGAATTGGTAGAGTCACCGCCCTTTCACGGCGGAATTTAAGGGTTCAAATCCCTTACGCATCACCAACATGAAAGAGGTGTAAATTATGCCGCGAAAAGCAAGTTCATTATCGGTTGATAAAGAACGGAAGGTTGTAAAGAAAATTCCTGCATCAGATTGTGGAACTGGCGTTTTATGCAAAACCAGATCTGGAAAGGAATATCGTATTTCTCAGAATCCAGAAAAACACAAGCACACATTATGGCGCATTGTCGATAGCGGTTTTGAGAAGATTGCAACTGCTGATAGTCCATATGACTTATACCCTCTTGTAGACTGGGATAAATAAATGGCGTATTAGTTCAGAAGAGTAGAACGCTGGCCTGTCACGCCAGAGGTCACGGGTTCAAGTCCCGTATACGTCGCCATATTTATGAGGTTGGTGTAAATGGTAGCACTGCGGTCTCCAAAACCGTAAATAAGGGTTCGACTCCTTTACCTCATGCCAAAAAAGACACTTACAGCGATTTGTTTAATGAAACATCCTATTACAACCTCCATTGTATCACCACCCCTTTCCCTTACAAGTGTCTTGTTTTATACTGGCGTAGCTCAGAGGAAGAGCAGATGACTCTTAATCATAAGGTCGTGGGTTCAATCCCCACCGCCAGTACCAAAAATGTATAAAGGTCGTGATGGTATCAGTTGTGTAATTATGAGCTGCAAAGAACTTGCTGCAAAAGAAAAGAGTGCTATCAAACAGTACGTTGCACTGCTAAATAAAGTTCCGAAACTTGCTGTTATTGTTGTTGGAGATAATATGGCTTCTCAATCGTATGTTCGCGGGAAAAAGCGTGATTGCGAAGAGTGTGGAATTGAATGTGAAATTTTTCATTTTAATGAAGCGATTGAGACAAGTGATATTTGTGATATTATTCAGCGTTTGAATTTTCGTGACGATGTAGACGGCATTCTTGTTCAACTACCATTGCCAGAACATATTGATAAGTCCACCGTCATTGAACAGATTGATCCGTGTAAGGATGTTGATGGTTTTTGTTCTGAAAACATGGGGAAATTATTTATCAATTCTCCTATGTTTGTTCCGTGTACCTCTCTTGGAATCATGGATATGCTAAACCATTTCAACATTGATATAGATGGTAAGCGATGTGCAGTAATTGGACGCAGTGATATTGTGGGCAAGCCAATTTGTTTGCTGCTCACAAATGCTGGCGGGACGGTAACTCTTTGCCATTCGCATACAAATAATCTGGTCGATATTACGCGGCAAGCCGATATCATTGTGTGTGCAGTTGGTCGTAGCGGCTTTTTGACTGAAGACATGGTGAAAGACGGGGTTGTTGTCGTTGATGTTGGAATCAATCGGGGTAAAGATGGTAGGTTGTGTGGCGATGTCGATTTTGATAATGTAAGCCAAAAGTGTAGCGCAATTACACCTGTTCCTGGTGGTGTTGGTCTTATGACAAGGGTTTCGCTATTGAAGAATACATTGAGCGCTTATTTGTTAAATAAAAATGGTCGCTGATGCGACCTTATATGGGGGAGCGCCAGAGTTGGAGAGCTGGGGCGGACTGTAAATCCGTTGCCTTCGGGCTGAGTTGGTTCAAATCCAACCTCCCTCACCAAAGCGTGTCGTACCACGCTTTATGAGGTACGAGATCATATGATTCCGGCCTGCATATAGGCTGCTTAGGATGGATGGGTATGGCTGTTCCCGTCGAAGTATATATGAAAGCCAGTTATATGGCGGAGTGGTCGAGTCCGGTTTATGGCGCTTGTCTTGAAAACAAGAGGCGGTGATGAGCCGTCCGTGGGTTCAAATCCTACCTCCGTCGCCACATATGACAAAAGCCGCCCATTCGGGCGGCTGGTAGTCATTTCTTTTTTAGGAGTATGTTTATCATATCACACACAACTGCAGCTTCATCATCGGATAGACTGGATATGTCGATAAATCTTTTGTCTTCACGGCAGAGTAGGTAGTCTACTGTCACGCCGAATAGTGTAGCGATCTTTACAAGGACTTCATAGGATGGGAGTCGGATGTCCGTTTCGTATGAGGACACCATTGAGGCTGTTACTCCTATTCTTTTTGCAACCTGCGCCTGAGTTAAATGTTTTTCTTTGCGCAGTTGTTTTAATCTTTGAGAAAATTCAACCATGACGCATAGCCTCCTTTTCTATCAGTTTACACGAAAGAGCATTTCCGATAGAAAGGTTTGCTATACATAATGGTTTTATATGGGACGATAGCTCAGATGGAAGAGCGGCAGGTTGAAGCCCTGCGCGTCGAAGGTTCGATTCCTTCTTGTCCCACCAAAGCCAGAAATGGCAGTTTGCTCTTCATGAGTTTCTATTGGGAACGTATGCCCTCCGTGAAAAGCGGACGGACTGGCAGACCGAAAGCACTGCTACTCTAATGGGAGTTACCAACTGAGTTAAAATAAGTGGGGAAACCGTGCAAACCGGAACTGAATAAGCGCCAGTAACTCAGTAGGTAGAGTAGTCGCCTTTTAAGCGACAAGTCAAGGGTTCAAATCCCTTCTGGCGCACCAAATGAACTCAGAGTATTTTGCTCTGAGTTTTTGTTTTATGGAAAGGAGGTTGAGACATGGCTGGAGAAGTAAAAAGAACTACCCGTACAAAAAAGTCTGCGTCTGCTGAGAAAGCATATTTGAACGATGACGGTTATCCGTTTCATTGTACTTCTTGTGGCAAGGGATTCATGAGACAAAAAGATAATTTCAATGTGTCTCCATCTCCGTATTATGCAAGAAATAATGGTTATTTGCCTATTTGTAAGCGCTGCTTAGAAAAGTCATTTGATTACTATACAGATGATGTTTTTAATGGCGATCAGGATAATGCGATGGATTTTTTGTGCGCTACTATCAACACATGTTTTGATGAAACGGCTTGGACAAATGCAAAAAAGAGTCCACCAAACAAAAGTCGTGTCAGCGCTTATTTTTCAAAACTGAATCTTGCACAGACGAAAGGTGCGTCATATGCAGATACTATTTTGCTACGAAGAGCTAACAAGGTTGAAAATGCAACTTCTGTGCAGCAAGTAAAAGACAATCCTAAAATCGAAGTACCTATTGAAACAATTCGTTTATTCGGTCTTGGTTTTAGCGAGCAAGACTATGAGGTTTTGAAGTTTGAATATGATGATTGGGTAAGCAAATATGGCGAACCTGAGGATAAGCGTCAAGACGAGCTATATAAGAGCATCTGCTATTTGAAGTTACAGCTCCAGAAGTCCGTTCAGAATGGTGATGCTGGTATTGGTGCGTTGGCTAAAACTTATAAAGAGTATATCAACGCTGCAACTACCGAGCTGGAGGATCGTAAACAGAAAAAGGAAGATTCTGTGAAATTAGATCCTCTTGGTGTTTGGATCAGCGATATTGAGAAATATACGCCGGCTGAATACTACAAAGACAAAGATCTTTACAGAGATGCGGATGGTATTGGCGGATATGCAAGTCGTTTTATTTTCCGCCCGTTAAAGAACTTGCTTACTGGTTCAAAGGAGCTTGATAAAGAATTCAATCTCTCCAAGGAGGATTGAGTATGGATAATATCAAGCGAATGGATGAACGGCAAGCTGCTCTACATGAGCATTTCCCATCAACGCATTATTTACATAAGCAGGAAAATGTTATGCGACTTATGGAGTGGATTACATTCTATCGTCGTAACCCATCGAGATTTGTAGAGCATTATTTTGGAATCGTTCTTCATCTATACCAGCATATCATCTTGTATTTGATGGAGTTTGTTCCGAGCTTTTGTATTGTTGCTGCGCGATCTGCGGCAAAATCATTTCTAATTGCTATCTTTGCTTGTAAAGAGGCTATCTTGCGACCTGGGGCGAAAATTGTTGTTGCGTCGGCAACTAAAAAGCAAGCTCGCCTTATTGTGTCTGAGAAGATCAAAAAGGAGCTTATGCCAAAATCGCCATTGTTGGCTGCTGAGATTGATAGCTTCAAAGATAACCAAAACGAAATCGAAGTGATTTTCAAGAATGGCAGTTCCATCGTTGTTGTTGCCGCAAATGAAAATGCTCGTGGTTATCGTGCAACGGTAATGATTTACGAAGAATTCCGTATGATCGTCAAAAATATCATTGATAGCGTTCTTTCACCGTTCCTATATATCCGTCAGGCCGATTACTTGAAGCGTCCAGAGTATTCTTCTATGGTCGAAGAGCCGAAAGAAGTTTATATTTCTTCCGCGTGGTATCAAAGCCATTGGATGTGGAAGCTCATCCAGACTCTTACTAAGGATATGTTTACAGATGGTTCTTCGTGTGTAATTGCAATGGATTATAGTATTGCTTTGAAGCACAATATCAAAACGAGAAACTTCTTGATCAAAGAGCGGAAAAAGCTCGATCCGATTTCTTGGGCGATTGAGTATGAAAACCAGATGATTGCGGAAAATGCAAAATCTTTCTTCAATTATGAGCAGCTCAATCGCAACCGTAGATTGAAGAGAGCTTTCTATCCAAGAAGAAACGACGAAGCGCTTTTGAAGCAGAAGAACAAGTACGATATCCCAAAGCAAGTTGGCGAAATTCGCATTTTGTCTTGCGATATCGCTATGGAGGGCGGTAACGCCACAGATAATTCTATTTACTCTTGCATTCGTCTACTTCCAGAGAGCCAAGAGTATAAAGTTATGGATACTCAGGGAGAACACATCGAAGTAAAGCGTGGATATAGACGTCAAGTCAGTTATATGGAGGCTGTTCACGGTGGCGAAACAACCAAGCAGGCCATTCGTATTAAGCAGCTATATACTGATTTCAATGCGGATTATTGTGTTTTGGACGGTCGTAATGCAGGTATCTCCGTTTATGATATGCTTGCTAAGGTTCTATATGACGAAGAGCGCAATATGGAGTATAAGCCTTGGAAATGTATGAATGATGAGAAAGTTGCTAATCGTATTCAGATCGCTGGAGCAGAAGAAAATGTTTACATTATCAAAGCACAGCTTGAGACGAATAGCAATATTGCGGAGTCGATGAGAAATGCTCTGAATTCCGGAATGATTGATTTATTGATTAGTAATACTGAGGCGGTTGATGAAATTGCAAACTTTATTCCTGAGTATGCTACTGCCGATGTGGATACGCAGCTTTTCTTTGAGCGTCCATATCTTGAAACAGTTGCCCTTATCAACGAAATGATTGATCTGGAATATGAGCGTGGAGAACAGACAGGGCTTATTAAGATTGTAAACAACAACAACCGTAAAGACCGCTATACTTCGGTCTCTTACGGTAATTATTTTGCTCAAATGCTTGAACACGACATGTTGTCAGATAGTTCGGAGTATGAGTATGTACCATTATTTAACTGAAGGAGGTGAGAAGATTGCCAAATAGTAAAAGACGCTTTCCGTTTTTCTGGAAAACAAATGAAGTCTACGAGGAAAATTCAGCGCCGCAAGATCCGACATATGAGTTTAACACGAATTTAGAAACTGCTTATATTCGGATGCTTCAAAGCTCTGGTCGTATGCCATATACGATTCAAGAAATTAGATCGTTTATTAGAAACCCGATGGCGAATATTGAAGCTATCAGAAATTTAGCGCATTGGGCTTATTATTCTAATGGCGTTGTTGCAAGTGGAATTGATTATATGCGGACGATGCACACGCTTGATGGGGTTATTGTCAGCAGATCAAAACGAGCTGACGGGAAAAGACCGCGCAATTATCGTATGAACAAGCAAAAAATGGAGGCAACTCTTCACACCATTCGATATAAGCAAGTAATTCGTGATGCGATTTTTAAGAATGCAAACGATGGTATGTATGTAGCTTATTTTGAGACCAATTATGCTACGCCAGACTATCGAACAGCTTTAACGGATTATGAGATTCAAAATATCACAGAGATCAATGCGATTGGTATGAACGCAATGGTTATTCCACTCCCTATTGATTATGTGAGAATTATTGGTCGCAGAAACAATAGCTATCAGGTAGCTTTTGATCTGCGGTATTTTTCTAATCTAAGTGAAGATGTCAGGAAAAGAAAACTTGCTGGATTCCCGAAAGAAATTCAAGAGGGGTATCTTGCATATGAGAATCAGACAATAGATGCTCCGTGGCTGCGACTCAATAACAACAAAACGATTGTGACCAAAATCAAGAGTGAAATTACAGATCCGTTCGGCATTCCATTTGCGATTGCCGCTTTGGATGATGTGAGTTATGCGCAGTATTTTGTAGATACCAAAAGAAATGTTTTGGATTCAGTCAACAATCAGATTGTGTACGAGACTTTCCCTGAGGGAAAGGAAAAAGGTACATCCGCTCTAAGTGAAAAGCAGCAAAAACAACAACACGATCTTGTGAAGAATGCGCTTGCCAGCAAGAGTAGAAATTCAAGTGGTACATCTTTCTTCTCTCTTGCAGCTGGCACAAAGCTGGATAGTATCTCTCTCGATGTTTCTCTGTTGGACGAGAAGAATGAGAACTCCATCATTGATTCTGTAAACAAGGATCTTGGTATTAGCGCGAGTGCGTTAGATGGAAGTAGCACGGGTAACTATTCTACGGCAAATCTGAATTTGGAGCTTGTTTCTGCCAATGTGTATTCATGGATTGAGGACATTGTTGACGAGCTGAATAAGTGCATCAATCAGAACATCATCAGCGATGCGAGTTGTCGCGTTGAGCTATATATCCTTCCAATTACGATGGTGAACAAGAACAATATGGTTGGATATATGGAATCGCTATATGCTCGTGGTAAGGGTAGTCTATACGCATGGATTGCGGCGACAGGCTTTAATCCCGATAATTACATTGCGCTTATGGATCATGAGTTGGAAGAAGACTTTGAGAACAGATATCCAGTACATAAGACTTCTTATACCGAAAGTGACAGCGACGGCGGTCGTCCGACTGATTCTGACAGTACAGATCCAACGGCTGTTCAACAGCGAACTAATGATGGTAATAATACCCCAAAACCATCAACTTGATTAGGAGGTGAGGAAAATGAACGAAGACCGTTTTATGGGGCGTATTTTTGAGCTTTCTAATGAACGGCAAATTACTGGTCGTAGAAAGATCAAAATTGTGCTACACGAGATTTTCCCATCTCATGATGTATGGCAGGAGAATGGAATTTCTTGGGACGAGGAATACACAGCACAGAATATCGAATCTGTCACAAATATGTCTATCTGTGTTGAATTCCTAAGCGAAGAGCGCCGTCTTCCGTATGGTCATGGCTTGACCGATATTAAGGATAACATGCCATATATGGAAGATGCAACTGTGGTAGGCCATTGCGAGAAAGGCTATGTCACAGATATTGAAATCGACGGCGAAACAAAAAGAGTGCTTGTCGGTGAGGGATATATCGACGAAATGCGGTATCCAAAGTTTGTTGCGTGGTTAGCTGAAAAGCTAAAGAATGGCAGCGTTAAGGGATCTGTTGAAATCGTTGGTCGCCCAGAAAATGATAATCGTATTATTTACGATGGCGGTTGGAAAGAGCATGGCAGAGTTCCCCAGATTTACGATTATAGTGGATATGCCATTCTTGGTATCAGACCGGCAGATGATACCGCAATCGTTGTTGAGTTAAATAATAAATTGGAAAACAGCAAGGAGGAAACACCTATGGACGAAAAGGTAATGGGACAATTCGTCGAGCTTGTGAAGACTTCTGTTACTCAGACAATTACTGAGCTTAATAATAAAGGCGAGCAGTATGAGGGGCAGATTTCCGAGTTGAACGGTCAGTTGGCCGCAAAGGATGCGGAAATCGCTGAGCTGAATGAGAAGCTTGCGACAGCACAGGCGGATTTGGCCGCAAAGGACGAGGCTATGGAAGCACAGACTTCTGAGCTGAATTCTTTGAAAGAGACAAATGCTACTTTGGAGAAAGAGAAGAAAATCGCTGAGCTAAATTCTGCTCTGTCAGAGTTCAGCGCTGAGGAACAGGCTCTTGCGCAGGCTGAGATTGATGCGTTTAAGGCTGATCCTACAACTGTTGAGATCAACAGTATTACCAGTAAGATTTGCGTTGAGATGGTTCGCAAAAACAAGGAGATTCACAACGCTGAATTGAACAATGGCGCACCGGATATCTTTGGAGGGGTTTCTTCTCCTGAGGATAAAGGCGACGTAGATATCTTTGGTTAATAAGGAGGATAATAGAAATGAAGTACAAGACTATTGGTGCATTTAAGAATGTACAGAATGTGCCTTATTGCAAGGCTGCTTCTGATATGAAGGTCGGCATGGGCGTTATTTTGGATCGTGTTGCAAAGACAGCAACTCTTCCCGCATCCGAAGACGATGCAAAGAAGGTCGTATATATCGTTACCAATATCAATGATAAGCCTGAGCTGCATAACAGCCCTGAGACTTATGTTGTAAACGAGGGCGAGTATGTTCGTGCCGATGATCTGAGAACCGTAAACGGTCTTGAAATTGAGTTTGCTGCTTTTGAGATCAATGGTGGCACTACTGGCTTGGCGGCTGAGGATCTGTTGGTGTTTGGTACTGACGGTAAGATCGTTAAGACAACAAGTGCAGATGGCTATGCTGTTTGCTTCAAGGTAATCCGCAAGACTCCATATATGGATGATGGTATTCTTGCTGAGATTGTTGCGCAGTAAGAATAGGTATAGGAGGAAAAACAAATGGATAACATTTTTGAACTAAACACCGTCAACAATGTTAAAGATGAAGTTGGCGCTTCTAAGGTAAAGTCCACCTCTCCGGTGGTTGAGGTCTTCTCTGCATTGGTGCAGGGCAAGAGCCTGTCATCTTTTGATGGTAAGATCGTTGATAAGTCAGTTGAGCATATCAAGGATCTTGCTGGTCGTGCTATTGACGGCGATCACCAGGCTGTTTCTGAGCTGAACGCTATTCAGCGTTTTGCTATCGAGCCTAAGTTGATTGAGGCTATTAAGATCTTCAATTTCATGGGTACATACAAGAGTGTTCCTTACGACACCGTTCCTATGATGAAGACCTATAAGTACGAGAGCATTGATTCTCGTTTCCAGGCTTCAAGCGGTGATGTGCCTTTTGCTACCCACAGCTTCCGCGAGTATCCTATCGGCACTCAGACCATTTCTTCTGGTTATGCCGTAGACTATCGTGAGCTGCAGAGCGGCAATTTTGATGGTACTATTGCCGAGGGTATTTCTCAGGTGCAGACCGACATGCAGAATAAGGCAGTTTACTATGTCATTGCCAAGCTGTATGATGCGCTGAAGAATGCTAAGGGCGTGAAGCACTTTGCTGAGAACAGCGGTGTTACGCAGACTGCTGTTGATGAGATGCTGAAGCAGATGCGTCGTTATGGTCGTGTGAACATTTGCGGCGATTATTCTGTTGTATCTCAGTTCAACGATTTTGCTGGTTATAAGACTTTCGGTGCGAACACCATTCCGTTTGGTGCTGATGCTGTTGCCGAGGAAATCCGCAAGACCGGCCTGTTGAGCTTCTACAATGGTTCTCATATTGTTGAGCTGCCTAACGCTCTGGACTTCACTCGTATGAATGCCGACAAGACTTCTTACGAGCTGTATATGCCACAGGGCTTGCTATTCTTCATTCCTCAGGGCAAGATTGCTCCGTTGCAGATCTTCCGTCGTGGCGGTATGACCACTATGACTGGTGATGATATTGTAACTCGTCAGCACTTGACTCGTTTCGATATGGAAATCGGCGCTGGTGTTGCTGAGGGTATGGAGGATCAGATTGGTCTTCTGTCCGACACTAACTTTGAGGTTCCTTCTCTTTAATTAGGAATTAGTTAGACAATATAACGGAGGGAGGAATATCCTCCCTCCTACTTTATAACAAGGAGCGAAAGTAAATGGAACTAACCGATAAGGTTTTAATTGATAATTTGTGTAGCTGGCCTCTATACTTCCGCCGCCTAAATGGAGTGGGAGATATTCGTATTCCAGCAAATGTAACTGGATTTGCTATGCTGGATGTTGCAGAGGTGCAGATGCAGATTCAGTCTGGAAACAGAATGTTTGTTGGTAATGATCCGGCTCGTCCAGGCGATCATGCTCGTCTATTTATTCAAAACGATGCGCAGCGTAAGGCGTTGTTCGGCTATGCTGATACGACAGACGATGTACTTGTCTTGAATGCGGAGTCTGTGCGGGAGTTGCTGGCTCTTAGAAAGAAGGATGAGTTTAATGCTCGCCTTGCGGCTCTTGTTACCAATGATGCTGAAAAGAAAATGATTGCGCAGATTGCAAAGGAAAATGGCGGAGATGACGTCGCCGCTTGGAAAATGGACGCAATCAACAAGCTTGCTGAGTCAGTCACTCTTTAATTAAGGAGGTTTGGGTATGGAGAAAACTACTTTTGAAGAGATCGAGACCAGCTTTCATTCCATGCCTTTAACTAAGTATATTATCCCAACAGCGTTAGAGCAGGAATGGTTGAAATCTGCGGTTGCAGATTATGAACTTGATTTGAGCTGCGATCTTGAATACGACGAAGAGAATCGCTGTTTTTCTTCTGCATTGGATCGACAGACTGTGCGTGTTCTTGCTCTCATGATGTATGTCAGCTATTTACAAAGAGAGCTTAGTCGTGTAATGGCGCTGAATGGAATTTATACAAAGGATGTTCAGATCACTGGTGCTGACGGAACGAAAAGAGTAACAAAGCAAGAACTTGAATTTGAGATTGGGCGCGTAAAAGAACGATTGCACAAACTGAAACAACACTGTTTTGACTAAGGAGGTGCTTGGATATGCCTATTGAGTGGTATCTAATGAAGCAGCCTACTTATAACAGTGGTTTTGAGGGCGATGAATTTGCGAATTATGCCCAAGATGGGTTTGAGGAAATTTTAGAGTCTGAGCTTGCTGATGATATTGAGATTTTTGAAAAGACTCTCAGTGTTGAGCCAGTAAAGACACGGGCAATCATTCAGGGTGTGACGAGTGATACCTATAACAATAGTGTTATGCGTCAATTTATTTGTCGTATTGGGACACTTCGGGCAGGTCAATATATTAAGGCTCGTGGTCAGTATTGGATGGTTTATTCTCTTCCTGATAATAACAAGATGTATGAAAAGGCGATTGCGTGGCAGTGCAAATACTCTATTTACTTTATTTCGCCCATTACAGGCAAAGCAGTTGAGTACCCTGTTTACGATATCAATAGTACACAGTATGGTTCTGGTGAGACTGCCAAAACACATATGACCATTGGTACTTCGCAGCATCTTGTTTATATCCCATATAATTCTGAGACAATTATGCTTGATAGCGGTTTCCGGTTTCTGATTGATAAAAACCGAGAAGAGCCGACCGCATATCGTCTTGCGCAGGTGGACTCAGGATGTTATTCGTGCGGTGCTGATGATGGACTGCTGCAGTGGACGATTATTGAAAGTCAGTATGACAAAGATACTGATAACAAAGAACTGATGATTGCCGATTATTATGGCAAGTCGATTTATTCTAAGCCAGAAGATCCAGAGGAAGGATATTCTATCACATTAACTACGGATTCGTCCGGTAACAAGGTTACATTTGGTGAAGATATTCGTGTTGATCTGCACTGTTTCAAGGACGGTGTTCCCATTGATTCTTTCGAGGTCAATGCCAGTCTGACAGATGGTAATGAATACGGTGAGATTAAAGAAGTTGGAGACGGATACATTATTGTTCGTGCGCTAAATAATCGAGATTATATTGGTCAGGAAATTACTCTTGAAGCGAGCAATGATGAGTATGGTGTTAGTGCGTCGATTATTCTAACGATAGGACGGTGGTATTGATGTATTTATCTGAGATACCGAGATATAGAGATGTCGTTATGGAGAGGATTTGTAAGTGCGACGCAATCATTGATTTGATTCGGCCTGAGGATCAGCCAGATATGAAGGCTTCCGACATGGCTTATAAATACATTTTTCCATATGACTACATTGTGGATAAGACCACAGAGGTAGGTACATATCTGTGTTTTGATGTTGCTGCTCCGCGTATTATTGACCGTGCTTTTTCTGATTTCCGTATTTACTTTTGGATTATCTCTCATGAAAGAGCAATGCGGACACCGAAAGGACTTGTGACGGATCTTCTGTCTTGCGAAGTAGATAAGCTTATGAACGGTAGCCGAGAGTTTGGTCTTGGTAGAGTCGAGCTTATGGGATGGGATCGTTTTACACCTGCTGACGATTTTCATGGGCGCTCTCTTACCTATCGCACTGTTGACTTCAATCGGGAGTGATACAAAGTGGATAAGAGAGACTTGAATTTGCAACTCTGTTCGGATGATCCGATTTTTGTTGGCGGAGTACCTATCTACCCTATTCCAATCAGCGAAATTGCTAAGATTGGGTATATGAGATTTAATGCTGAGGTTCGTTTGCTCTGTTTGAACGAAAGTGATATCAGTGCAATGACCGGAAACGATATTTCTGATATTGGTGTTTTCAAATATCTGGTCGCAAACGCAATGCGAGATCAAGGGCTTATGGATACGATTTTGTTTTGGCTCTCTATTATCACGCATAGCAGAATGAAGTTTTCTTCTCGTAACCTATGTTTTACTTGTGGCGCATTCAACATCACACAAGAAAACTTTGATGATGTACAAGCTGTTATTAGACTTCGTAATGGCTTACAAGACATTGAAGAAGAGGAAGAAAACCCAGATAACGAAGCTGCTCGCCGCGTATTACAGCGCAGAAAAGAAGAGCGGTTAAAGCGAAAACGCTTGAAAGAGGTCGATGAAGAGTCTGCGATCACGCTTGCTGATTTGGTCAGTATTTTAGCAAGTGGTTTTGGCTTGACGATGGCGGATGTAATGAAATATGACATCTACCAATTTAACGATCAATTCAACCGTCTAAAAATTATGGACGATTATGAAGTCAATGTTCAGGCACTATTGCATGGTGCTAAGAAAGAAAATGTTAATTTGACTCACTGGATCACAAAAATTAAACACGATCCTGAGTAATACGGCAGTCTGGATTATTCCAGGCTGTTTATTTTTTTAAGGAGGTACATACATGTCTAACGCAAAATTTGGCGCGAAGGAAGTCATGGACGTTGTTCTTTATGACATGGAGACAGATAAGCCGGTTATTCAGTTTGATAGTCTAAAGACTTCCAGCATTAGCGTAACCTCAGAAAAGGTTTACGCACGAGGCGGTAAGGGCAATCCGAAGCTGATTACATGGGAGATCAATAAGGAAGCAACTTTGACTATTGAGGACGCTTTGATTTCTCCGAAGTCTATGGAGCTTGTGTCTGGTATCGCTCGTAAGGTCGGTGTTCAGACCATTCGCATGAGACAGACAACCGAGTACGAAAACGGCGAGAATAAGGGTAAGATGTATCCTTTGAAGGCTGATTCTACTGGTAAGATCGCTCTGGCGTTTGCTCCGAATACCGATGTGAGCAAGATCTTGGTTTATCCGTTCGATTCCGATTGTGAAGAGGATGCCCTGTTCGATATGACCGGTGCAACTCTCGACAAGGAGAACAAAACTCTTACCATCGAAGAGGCTAAGGATCAGCGTGTTGTGGTTTACTACGATTACGATAGTGAAGCTACTGCCGAGACCTATGTAATTGATGCTGAACACTTCAGCGGCACTTACAAGCTGGTTGGCGATACCGTACTTCGTAACCAGAAGACTGGTAAGGATGAAGCTTTCCAGGTTACTATTCCAAATCTGAAGTTCACTTCTAATTTGGAGCTTGGTTTTGCTGCTGAGGGTGATCCTTCTACCACTACATTTGAGTGCGAGGTCATGCGCGACACTGATACTGGCGCGATGATTCAGATGGTGAAGTATTAAGGGGTTAATCACTTCGGGAGGGCAAACCGCCCTCCCGTCTTTCTATCAACAGGCAAGGTGAAAATATGAGTAAGAACAAGATTTTTGTATGCGATGTGTTGCCTTGTGCTGGTGATCTGGATGTGGTTGTAGCACTCGTTGAAGATGGAGAAAAAACGCGAGAAGTACAGATCTGCATTCCGAAATACTGTGATATTTCCAAGTGTATTGGCGAGGAAATTTATTATGAAATCAAGAATGGGCGTGTGCGTCTCTCCGCAGTACGATCACCAAAACATGAGGTAGATGATCCTACGCAGGATATTGAAAGTGGAGAGGAATAACCTCTCCCTTTCTTTTGTTTTGCGAAGGGTGATGATATGAAAATTTTATCCATAGACCAGGCCAGAAACGGTGCTTGGGCTGTTTTTGACTATGAAACGAAAAAGCTCGAAACATACGGGACTTTTTCTTTTGGAAATAAGGATTATACATACGCAAGAGCGATTCTTGCTATTGAGAGTTTGGTCGATACGATTATCAAGACCTATAACATTTCGGCTGTATTTATCGAAGACATTCAGCTTCGTGTAAATGTACAGTCTTTCAAAAAGCTTGCGCAACTTCAAGGAGTCCTCATAAATCTCTTTGAGAAGAATGAATACTTGTACGATTTCATTGCTCCAACTCAGTGGCAAAACTACTGTAAAGCAAGAGGACGGAGCAGTAAGGAAATCAAAGATAAAATTAAAGCCTTGGAAGTGTCTGGAAAGAAAGAATCAAAAATTCTTTCCATTCAAGCAGCGAAAGAAATGTACGGAATTGACACGGACAATGATAATCTGGCCGATGCAATTATGATTGGGCATTTTGTAATTAACAACTACGATATTCGGTTAAATCAGGATGACCAAATCAAAATTGAGAAACATGAAAAATAATCTTAGAGAGGGTGCTATAAATGGCAAAGAAGACTAATCGTGTTTCAATTAACGCGCTTGAGCGTTTTTGTAAGGAGACAACTCCTGATATTATGCAGCGTACATTTTCTATTGGCGATGAGACTATTACATATGAGGTAAAATTCCGCCTTACATTGGAAGAGTCTATGCGTTTTATTGAGGATGTTGTAAAAGAAGCTGTTATGCCGAATGATGGTATGATTGTGCCGCTCGCACAGAGCTATATCATTGGAAAGAACATTCTCGTTTACTATGCGAATTTTACGATGCCGAGCGATGAGAGTAAGGCGTATGAATTGGTGTTGGGCGCAAACGGTATTATTGGTGATATTATCGGTTGCATTGACAATGCGCAATATCAGATGCTTTTAGCTGGTGTTCGTGATAGGGTTAATTTTGAGACTCAGAAAATGTTGTCTGTGCAGGAACAGCGTGTCAACACATTGGTTGGTGAGATTTCTCGTTTCGCAGAACAGATGGATAGTGTGTTTGGCAATATCAGCGGCGAGCAAATGGCTGGTTTCATTTCGAGTATGAGCAAGCTTTCTGACACGCAGATCTCTACTGAAGAGCTTGCGAAAGCTTTCGTGGAGAATGCGAAAGAAAACAACTAATAGCAATTAAAGCTATGTGTATTGGTTGACTTCAGCGGGCGATTTTCCTATAATACAAGCATAGTTGTGTTGATTAGGAGGTGTGCCTATGAGAAGAAGACCAAGACCGTTTATGCTGAGTGCATCAACCAGTGACGGAGCAGCTCTTGTTGTTATTGTTGGGTTGCTATGCCTCCCGTTTTCGGCGTTTGTGGCATTGCCTGCGATGCTTCTTACTGCAAGGCTTGTTGATAGTAATATCAATTGGTTTGTTTTGGTTTTGATAGTGCTTCCCGTTGTCGCTGCGTCTGCCTGTTTTATAGCCACACCGATATTGGCAGTTGTAAGTTTTGTTGTGTTGATTGCTGCGTTGTATTTTGTTAGACGGTGGTTAAAACATTTGCCAGAAGCCAGTCAGATTCGTAGCAGATTTAAGCGTCTTCAAAGAATTGCAGTCTATGCAACAGTTGTATGTTATGTTGGATTTTCAGTTGTGCTACTGTTGGAGAACTATACAACAACTATGACTATTGTGACTTGCGCTGCACTTATTTTACTCTTTGTTGTAGTTGGGCTATTTAGCTTTATGATGTTCTTAATGCTTGATGCTGACAGCGTAACTACGATGTGTGAAGAGAAGCAAAACAAGATAAGCGATTCAAAAGAAAATGACAAATAATTGATTCATGAGTATTGCGCCGGCATATGCCGGCGCTTTTCTTATTCTGGAGGAATGATATGCCGCAGTTCAAAAATACGGCTGATCTGATGGCATATTTGAAAAAAGCTGTCGATGAGTCTTTAACCAACGATGTATTCCCTGTTATTCGTGATGAAGAAGTCGAAGCAATTAAAGACATCGTTTATAGCATGGATACATCTGGGTATTACCAACGCAGATATGATTTTGGTGGTATCGGAGATCCATATAACATTGTGATTAAAGGCAATACTGCGCAAAACGGCATTTTATCGGTTATCAATATTACCGATCCAAACCCATATTTGAACGGTCGAAACGGAGACAGAGCTACGGTAAACAAGGATCTCCCGTATTTGATTGAGCATGGTCGTGGTGGATCTGGCGATCCTGGCTATGACTATTGGAGCAGACCGAAAGCCCGCCCATTTACAGAAACAACGGTTGAGAGATTACAAGCTTCTGGTAAATGTACGCAGGCATTGAAACGAGGACTTATGAAGAAAGGCATCACGGTTCGATAATCTGGTGTCTTTCTTTTCTTTATATAAGAAATTAGCTAAACAACTTATAAGTGAGGTGATTGTGCGTGGATGATCTGCAAATTCTATTAAAAGCCGTGATTGACGAGAACAGCCAGTCTTCACTTGATTCTAAGCTTGCAAGCATTGCTAAGTCTCTGAGTGAATCGCACACTGTAAAGCTGAAGGTTGGTTTTGATGAAGACTCCGTTAAAACGGTGCAGAGTCAGCTACAAACAATCGCCAAGCAGGTCGGTGGTGCAAACCATACTGGCACATATAAGCCATTGCAGGTTTTTGATGCAACGCAATTAAAGGCTGATGGGCAGCGTTACTTTACATCGGTTAAGGATATCGTCAGTCGGGCGCAGGCTGAATTCAGTAAGCTTGGCAAGACGGATATTACGAATGTCTTTAAGGATTCTAAGGGAAACATCCAAAGCTTTACAGCCAGTGTTACTAAGGCTGATGGTGTTGTAGAGAAGTTTAATTTTAATCTTGCAAAAATCAAAGATGGCGCTCAATCCATAAAAGGATTCGTCCAAAGCAACTCTATTTTGACAGATAAAAACGCCGGCTCTAATTTGGAGCAGACGCTTAACTATCTAAACAGAATCAATACGAAAATTGCCGATATTACAAGCAAGACATTGACAAACACATCAAAGCCGTTGCTTGGCGATATGGAGCAGTTTAATCAGTACCAAGAAAAACTGAATGCTGTAAAGGCTCGTATTGAAGAGATCAAGCAATCAAACACCACTCTCTCTTCTGAACATAAGAGAGAAATTGACTCTATGGTTGCTGATCTTCAGCGCTATGCAAAGGAGCTACAAACTTCTGCGTATGCTGCAACGGATTTGAAAGCAAATACTTTTGCAAATCAAAAAGCCGAGTTGCAAGCAAGTCTTGAAACGCAAATTAAGAAATGGCAAAATGCCGGTATTTTCGGTGGTGACTTTAAGGCAAGCGTAGAAGAGGCAAAGACTGCGTTAGAGAATGCGTTGAGTCCAAATGATCTTGACGCATATCGTCATAAGCTTGCGTTACTCGAACAGCAATTCAAGCAGTTGAAGCTTGATAATGCTGCTTCTGGGAAGTTATTGGATGCAGAAAAGCTCAATTCCAATATTCAAACAGCGCAGCTTAGGATTCAGAATCTAAAGCAGACATATAGTGCATTTGTTTCTGATCCAAACCTAATGTCGAAATGGCAGCAGCTTTTTGATGAGTCACAGATGGTTAGTTCTTCAAAAGAACTGACAAATCTAAATGCGAAAATTCGACTTTTTGAGCAGGATCTTATCAGCGCAGATAAGCATAGCCAGTCTCTATTTGGAGAGTTGAAAAACAATATTGCGAAAATGGGATCTTGGATGGTACTTGGCGGTGTTATTGCGGGTATCATGCGAGGTGTCACTGGTCTTTATGATGCTGTTGTCGATTTGGATACGGAGATGACCAAACTGAAAAAGGTCACGGACGAAACTGATGAGTCGTATGATCGTTTTCTTTCTGACGCGGCGCAAAAGGCAGTTGATATTGGTACATCATATTCTGACTATGTAACTGCAACTGCTAATTTTGCTCGCCTTGGTTATTCGATGGCTGATGCTTCTGACCTTGCAGAAGTTGCTACAATTTATAGCGTCGTTGGTGACGAAATCAGCGATGTAAACGAGGCTATCAGCTCTATCATTTCCACAATGAAAGCGTTTGGTATTGAAGCCAGCGATGCAATGACCATCGTTGATAAATTCAACAAAATTGGCAATGAGTTCGCTATTTCTTCTGGCGGTGTCGGTGATGCGTTGCAGCGCTCCGCCTCCGCTATGGCTGCGGCAAACAACACAATTGATGAGTCAATCGCTCTAATTGTTGCGGCGAATAACGTCGTACAAGATCCTGATGCGGTTGGTACAATGTGGAAAACCGTTGCTATGCGTATTCGTGGCGCAAAGACTGAGCTTGAAGAAGCCGGTCTTGAAACCGAATATATGGCAGAAAGCACAGCAAAACTTCAGAAGCAAATCAAGGGCTTGACCAATGTTGATGGCTCTGGCGGTTTTGACATTATGGCTGATGCCGATAATTTCAAGAGTACATATGAAATTATTCTTGGAATTAGTAAGGTCTGGGAGAAAATGAGCGATATCGACCAGGCTGCATTGCTTGAATTGCTGGCCGGTAAGCGTCAGGGTAACGCTCTGGCGGCGGCTATCGAAAATATGGACGATGCTGTTAGTGCCATGAACGCTTCTGTTAATGCGGAAGGTTCTGCTCTCGCTGAGCATGAAAAGTGGATGGACAGCATTGAGGCAAAGCAGCAAAAATTCCAAGCTCAGTATCAGGCTCTTGCAAAGACTATTTTGAATAGTGATTTGATTAAGGGCGCATATGATGCTGGAACTGGATTGCTCGGTTGGCTCACAAAACTTATTGAAACGCTTGGTGCATTTCCTACAATTCTTGCTGGTATCACTCCATTCTTTGATAAGCTTCAATTATTAAAAACAACCACATCGAAGAATTGGCTTGGTACTGGGACTGGCATTTCATTTGCATGGAATAGTGGAAAGCTTGAATTAGAAAATGATATTCGTCTACTTGATGAATACAAAACAAAGATTCAAGGTCTTGGCACATCAACAAGTGATTTGACACAACGTCAAATCGTATGGAACGATACAATTGGTCGTGGAAGTAATTCGCTGAAAACGGCTGTTCATGTAACAGATGATGCTACGATTTCTACTGACGCATATCGTTCATCAATGACAAACGCATCTGCATCTACAACAGAAATGGGCGTTGCGTCTAAAGCTGCGGCAGTCGACGTACAGGTGCTAAAGACCGCTCTGAATATGCTGATTAGTCTTGGTATTGGTCTTGCTATTTCGGCAATTGTTTCTGGAATTTCAAAGCTAATTAACAAGGCTAAGGAGGCTCGTCAGGCCGCTGTCGAAGCTGGTACTGCCGCTGCGGAAGATGCAAAGAAGCTGTATGATCTCGCATCTTCTTATATTGAGCTGAGCAATGCCGTCGAAGCTGGTACTGGCTCACAAGAAGATCTTATCGCTATTCAGGACGAGCTAATTGCCTATCTAAAAGATCAGGGAGTTGCTGTTGATAATTTGTCTGGTAGCTATGCAGATTTGCGAGATAGCATTATCGACGCAGCCAGAACGCAGTTACAAACTGATATTTCAAAAGGTGTTCGTGTTGCTAATGTTGCTAAAGAAGATGCTGTAAAAGAGCTTGATGGATATTTTAATAGTCATAGTTTTTATTCTGCAACTGGTAAAGAAGCAGGAGATGCTATGGCGTATCTCAAAGAGCTTGGGTTTACTGGTATTGATGATAGTGGTAGCAATGGTGGCGGAACGATTTTCCTTCCGAGCGTATATAGTTCGGATGGCGGCTTAAAAGATGTCACATTTGAAGACTTAGCGGCAAATTATAAGTATCTACAAGATGCGATGAACGCAGTTCGTGACAAATTCGGAAGTGAAAATCCGGTATTTGAAGTTCTTGCGGATGCTTATAATGAATACGACGCTGCGTTGTCCGACGCAATTGATCAGATTGATAAAAACAATCAGATGATTGCGGAAGACGCTTTCCTTGCTGCTCAGAAGCTTGCAAAGCCAGAAAACCTTGACCAGTTTGAAAAGATGCGCAAGGATTTGATCCAGCAGGTTCAGAACGATTTGAGTTTCGACGAGAATGGTACATATTCTGCTGAGGAACTTGTTGATAAAACGCTTGGTACGAATGATTACTATGCTGGTTTGCTTGAAGAGCTAAATCAGCGCGAAAGTCAGGCTAAGCAAGTCAACGAGAAAATGCAGGATATTGCTGAGGTGTTAGTTCCCAAAAACTACGAACAGTATGAGCCTGGTACATCTGCGCATTTTCATGAGTTAGACGCATGGCTTACTGAGGCTGATGCGGTCAAAGAGAAGTTACGCGGTTTATCCGATGAGGAATTTGAGGTTGCTTATGATGCGGTTATTAACCAAGGCGCAACGACTTGGGATGATATCACTGCAGCAATCGAAAAATATAATAGCGAACAGGAAGTAGCAAGAAGACATTCTGAACAGCTCAAGACCACGATTAAGAGCCTTTGGAATTCTGAAAACTTTGCTGACGCTAAGGAAGAGTTGATGACTCTTTCAACAACACTTGATGGTATCACAGCCGAAAATGTAAAGGAATTGGCTGAGGAAAGCGGTGTTCTTGCTGGTGTTCTTGACGAAGACGGTATGAATGCGCAATTCCTCGCACATATCTTACAGGTTATGGCTGAGGGTGGCGATGGTGTTGCTCTTATTACAGAGCAGGCGTTGAAGCTCAACGATGCTCTTGATGGCATGGTAGATAAGTTTGATAGTGTAACCGATGCGAAAGCGCGGTACGATGCTGCCATGTCTGTTGAGGAAAAGGATACCGACTTTAAGTCTTATGCAGAAGCCTTTGAGGAACTGAATAAGCAGTTTGAAGCAGGCACAACTAACTCAAACGCTTTCTGGGCTGCTGCTGAATTCCTATTTGGTAGCGATCAGCTATCTACATGGGGATGGAGCGATGGTCTTGATGAAATCTACTCCGCAATGGAGAAAAACAAGATTGTATTTGAGGATGCTGATAACGCTGGTGCTGGCTTTGTTGAACGGCTATATCAGATGTCTCAAGCTGGTCAATTAGTCAACGATCAGGGCGAAAAATTACTGGATATCAGTAAGGATTCTGACGGTGCTTATGTTTTCGACATTGATCCGGATAATCTGGATGCGATTGCCGAAAAGATGGGTATTACGACAGACGCGGTACTTGCATGTTTGGAAGCGCTCTCTATGTGGGGAGACATCGATTTCTACGATATGAACGAGGTCGCAGATGTTATCGACGAAATTGGTTTATCTGCGGAGAACGCTGGAAAGAAAGCGATCAATGTTTCTGCGCTAACGGATCAGCTTATCACTCTTGGCAAGACTGACAAGGAAGTCTACGATATCCTGACCGGTCTACAAGATCTCGATGGCGTTGTATTGTTGGATGCAGAGGGCAGCATTGACGGTTTGACGAACAGTCTTACTAATCTTGGTTTAGCAGCCAGTGATGGTATTACGGTCAATGTTGATGCGGAAGCTCTTGCCCCACTTCTTTCTGAGCTAAACTTCACTAAGGAGCAGGCGGAAAACCTAATCACAAAGCTTGGTGAAGCAGACGGTATTTCTCTCACAAATTCGCAAGGTGAAATTAAAGATACAACAGATGCGCTGGAGTATCTGAATGGTTTGGACTTTGCGACAGTAACTTCTAATGTCGATGGCGTGGCACAGGCCGTTGAAGATGTTGATGATGAAACGACAGATAATCTTGTCGATCAATTCAATAACATTGAAACTGCCGCTGGCGACGCAGAGACCGCAGTAAAGCGTGTTCAAACTGCTGTTCAGCATTTGGACGGGCAAACTGCTACGGTCACGATTGATACGAAGCGTAAGAGTGGCATTCTTGGAAGTATTTTCGGGTATGCTTCTGGCACTGGTGCTGCGCCGGCTGGCGATGCGCTGGTTGGTGAAGAAGGTGCTGAGCTTATCCAGTCTGGCGACAAGGCTTATCTTGCAGGCGTAAATGGCGCTGAGGTTGTTAATCTCAAGCAAGGCGACCGTGTTTATACTGCGGATGAAACGAAGCGTATTGTACACGGATCTGGTAAGCAGCTTAAAGGTGTTATTCCAGCTTACGCGAAAGGTCGAGTCCAGACAGGCGGATTGCATGTCGAAACAGATAAGACTGGTTCAACCGGAACGCCGATTAAATTCAATGCTACGGTTGAAGCGACAATTGACGATAAGACATTAGAAGAACAGCTTAAAGATAAGCTGGACGATTTGGAAGACCAGCTATCCGATATCATTGGTAATTTCGAGCATTCTATTTTCCTTTTGGAGAAGAATGACGGAACTCCGGAACAAATTATTGCCATCTATCGGAAGATGCAAGAGACAGTCCACGCACAAGCTGAAAAGTATCGTGCGCTTGGTTTAGATGATACTTCTGATTATATCCAAGACCTACAGAAAAAGTGGTGGGATTATCAGGATACGATTGAGGATATGTTGCATGATATTTACCAGACTGCGGTAGATAATCATAACAATATGCTCAGTCTGTTGGAAAACCAGTATGATATGCTGGACAACAATCAGACCAAGGATGCGATGTTGGACAATCTTTATAAGCAGCTTGAAGAGCAAAAGAAAATTCAAGAAGAAGCTCATAAGGAAGAACGACGTCTGCGCGATCTCGGACTGGACGAAAACGACGAAGCAATTCAAGATTGTATTGACGCATGGTGGGGCGCTTATAATGATATTCAAGATATTAACTCTAAAATTGCAGATAATATTCTTGATACATTTGATGACTTCATTGATTATGCCGACGATTTTGATTTGTGGGGAGACTTCAACTTTACCAAGGTTGACTATCTGAAACAAAAGTTGAAAGAAATCAATCGTCTGTTTGAAGAGGGCGTTTTAACTCTGAAAGAGTATAACAGCCTTATGCGTGAAACAGGTGTTGAGATTTATAACGAACAGAAGGATGCTCTAACGAAAATCATTGAGATGACGATGGAGCTTGTTCGTCAAGAGGCTGAGGATCAGGTAGATGCTCTGGAAGCACAGATTGACGCTTTCCGTAAAATCATTGATTTGAAGAAAGAGTCTCTTTCTGCGACTAAGGATGAGGAAGACTACCAAACAACTGTTGCAAAGAAAGTAGCTGAAATTGCTGAGAAGCAAGCAAAGCTCGCACAGTTGGATCGTGACACAAGTGCATCTACAAATGCTGAAAAGCAAAAGCTGGCACAAGAGCTGGCTGAGCTTCAGCAAGAGTTGGCTGACTATCAAGCAGACTATGCGTATAATTCACAAGTTGATGCTCTGGATAAAGAAGCTGATACTTTTGAGGATACGAAAAACGATGAAATCTCCTATGTTAAGTCCACAGTTGATACGGAAGAAAAGGTGTATAATGCAGCTATTGCCCGTATCAACAGTAATTGGGAGCAACTATACGCAGACCTAATTGAGTGGAATAAGCAATATGGAGATATGATCGACGGCGAAGATTCTATTACTTCCGCTTGGAGAACTGCTAAGGCAGCGGCGCAAGAATACGGTGATGTCGTGTCTGCGCTGAATGGTATTAACTCTGAAATTTCCTACGCTGGAAAGAACGCTGACGATAAGCAAACGCAAATCGACAGGATTCTGAGTAAGATGCAGACAAATAGTAAGGGTTGGCATACTGCAAAGACGCAGGAAGAAAAGAACCGTCTGGTTAAGGAGAATGAGGATCTTGCTGAGCAGCTTTCCGCTCTATTGGGGCGCAAGGTTGTTAAAGTGAATGGCGTTTGGTATCTTGATTCTGCAAATGGCCCGCGCCTATTCCATACTGGTTTGGATGAGGGTTATGTTGGCGGTCGAGCTGCTGGCGCTGATGAAGTCCTTTCTGTTTTGAAGGATGGAGAGCTTGTCATGACGAAAGATCAGTATATGCGTATTTTCAATTCGTTGAAATATGGCATTACTGGTGTTTTGGATTCATTGATTGGCAATCTTACTTCTACATCACCTGCTGTTTCTGAGGTTGTTAAGTCGATTACAAACGACAATAGTAATACGGACAATTCGTCTACGGATGATCGTGTTACCATTCAGAACTACTTCCAGATGCAGAATGTGACGGAAGAAAATATGAAGGGCTTTGCTGAGTATTATGCTGATTTTACAATCGGGAAACTGATTAGTGCAAATCGGCGTAAAGGAATTAGAAACAAGGTCGCTAATTCTATGCTCAGAGGATAATTTTAAGAGGACACCCAACGGGTGTCCTCTTTGTTCTATAAAGGAGGTCTTGGTATGGTCATTGATTTTGCAAAGATCAATGTAAAAGAACAGCCTGTGTTGATTCTCCAAAATCTTGATGATACCCCTATTGGAGTGCTGAAGTACGCATTCAATGTTGAGGCCGACCTTTGTTATAATGAGATTTCAACATTGACATTCGATCTTCCAGCGTATGTGGATCGAAAACTCACGGAGAACTATGGTCGAGTTGTTGGAATGCGAATTATTGATTTGATGAACTATGGTCGTTTCCTTTTGGTTGATCCAAAAGTGGATGATGATGGTATCAAGCAAATCAAAAGTTGTACCGCGTACTCTCTTGAATATGAATTTTCATTTAAGAAGCTTCCGTTGACAGAGGGGACATATAATTTGTGGAATCCTATTGCTCCAAAAGGAACAATTTTAGGGATGATTCTTGAACTAATGCCATCTTGGAATGTTGGAAGCGTTGATGCAACTTTAATTGACAGGTATCGCACTTTCGATGATAGCGGCGATCAGAATATCTACAATTTTATGAAATCTGATTTGCAGGAATCATATGGTTGTATTTTTTATTTTGATACCTATAAACGACTGATTCATGTGCGTGATATGGCTTCTGCTGCGCCGATTACACCCGTATATTTCTCCGTAAAAAATCTCGTGAAAAATGTGAGTGTTGATGAGGATAGCGAAAGTATTGTAACTAATCTTGGCGTGTATGGTGCGGATGGCGTTGATATCCGCAGTGTCAATCCGATGGGAACGAGTAGCATTATCAATCTGCGGCACTTCATGACACTCGATAATTTTAGCCAGAGCGTAATCAACAAATATAATCTGTGGGAAGAAACATTTGAGTCTTACCAACAGCAGTATTACAATCTGACAATCGAAGAGGCTCTGAAAACTGCACAGCTTGTCACAGAGCAAGCCGCTATGACTACCTTGCAAGGAGAATTGACAAGTCTTGAGAATATTCAAGCGGTTACTATTCAGGCTATTGCGCAAGGGCTGAAGTCACAAAGCGATCTAAATAGCGTTAATACAAAAATTAGCGCTAAAAAATCGGAGATTACACAGAAACAGTCTGAAATTGATGCTATTTCTGCGGAGGTTTCAAGTCTAAACGAGCAGATGGTCGCAATCAATAATAAAACTGCGCTGTCCGCATTTTTTACAGAAGATGAGTACAAGATTATCAATCGGTATCTGAAAGAGGACTCCGTTTCGGAAGACTCATTTGTAATTCCAAAGGTAGCTACCTATGATACTTCTGGTGAGAGTGTAAAAGTTTCTGGTGCTATTTTTAATATCAGCAGATCAGAAGTTATCAAGGTCAAGAATGATTTTGGTAAGGACATTTATTCTGCATCTGGTGGAGTCCTGGAATGTTCAACCAGCGGCTTTGTTCTTCAAGCGAATTTAATTCGTGCGTCTTTGGATTTTGATAGCGATAAGAACATTCTGTTTACAGCGCGTGTTAATGATGGCACATTGAATGAGGCAGAGTTTCCTAACGCTTGTGTGTCTATCTCAGGTACAGCTATTAGCGTTTCATCTAATGTGAAAGCTGAGTCTGATGTTAATGGTGTGATTAGTTCTGGAAGCACATTGCAGTTCAAAATCAATACTGCAAATCTGTATTTTACAAGAAGTACAACAGAGTACGAGCAGCGAACCGTAGAATGGGATCTGTTTGAATATGGAAAAACTGTGTTGGAAAAGGTTTCGCAACCATCTTACACATTTTCACTTGATTTAGCCAACTTTCTTGCTATGTCCGAATTCAAGTATTTCAAAAATCACCTGGAGCTTGGAAGTAAGGTTTATTGGCAAGATCGTGATAATAAGGTTTTGCAGCCTATTTTGCTTGGAGTCCATATTCCATTTGAAGACCTATCTAAGTTCGAGGTAACATTATCCAGCAAGTATAATCTATCTGGAAATGATTTTTCGTACTCGGATGCTTTGAGTGATAGCGTGTCTGCTGGTAAAACACTTGATAGTGGCAAATGGACATACAATCAGTTTGTGAACAGTGGTGCAGAAACATCGTTAAGCAAGTTCATGAAGTCTGCATTGGATATCGCAAAGAACAATATCATGTCATCGAGCGGACAAGACATTTCGTGGAGCGAGTCTGGTCTACGGTTACGGAAACGAATTGACGGATCTCCTACAGAATATGAGCCGTACCAGATTTGGATGAACAACGGTTCGATCATGTTTACCACAGATAATTGGCAGACGGCAAATCTTGCTATTGGTCAAATGGTGTCTGAAGATGGTACGCTTATTAGTGGTGTGATTGCTGATAGCCTAATTGGTAAGCTAATTGCCAGCAATAGCATGATTATCGAAAGCGAAAAGAAAGATGGAAAGACTTCCGTGTTTCGTGTTGATGGGAACGGGGCTTCCCTCCATAACGCCATTTTTGATATCTACAATGCTAATCAGGTGCAGATTACCCTAAATCCGTATTCTGGAATTGCAATCGGCAAATATCCGCTTTATGACGGTGATGAGTATACCATCAACGAGAAGAATGCTTCTTTCTGGGTTGATACGAACGGAAATGTTCATATCAAAGGCACACTGGAGGGCTGTGACGGTAAGTTCAGTGGTGAGCTTTCTGCTGCAAGCGGTAATTTCAAAGGTGTTGTACAGGCTTCTGATTTTCTGGATAAGTCCGGAAAGTCAATGCTGACAACTGATAAGAGCAAGTTTGATAGCAACTATCTTGATCTTGGCAATATTCAGATTGACGGTACGACCGGTAATATCACGATGACGGGAAGCATCAATCTTCAAGGAAACATTACTTGGGGAACCGGCAGCAGTCCCGTTCGCGTTTTGTATGGCAGATCAAGTTATGCAACGCCTACCTCTCCGTACTCTTCCTATCCAAGTTCGTCTTCAAGTGGTTGGCACAGAAGCTTGAGCGTTTCATATGACTACTATGCTTCGTATTCTTATGACGGCGGTAATACTTGGACTTCTGCAATGAAGATTCAAGGTAAAGATGGTCGTGATGGATATGACGGCGCAGACGGTAGCGATGCGAATGTTACTCGCGGTAATATTGCTAAGGCTTTGTACGAGAATTCGGATGACTATTATTACGATGGTATTTATTCGTACAGATATAACGGTCGATATTATCTTGCTATTAACGCATCATATATTCTCGCTGGTAATATTGACGCTGATAATATTGCGCTTACCTGTGGCTATGGCGGATTCGCAAAAGGATATGGTTCTGGTAGCGGCGGTAATCAAACATACGGTTCTATGATGTATGGCGGAAATGGTGAAGGCAACGCCCCGTACTTCATTGTTACGGATTCTGGATGCCGAATGACTGGTCTGGATGAAATCGGTGCAATGGACTTCTTCATTACTGCCAATGGCATTTATGCAAGTGAAGAAATTACGCTGCGCTCTGATAGACGATTGAAGAATACCATCAACTACGACTTTGATCGTTATGATGAATTTTTCATGGGACTGAAACCAGCGACATTTAAGTATAACAATGGTCATGGTGGAAGACTTCATTCTGGATTTATTGCACAGGATGTTGAAGATGCTCTTCACAACGCCGGCCTGTCTAATATGGATTTTGCTGGTCTGGTTATTGTACCTATTGAAGAGGTCAACGAGGTAGACGGAATTACTGACAATTACTACAAGCTTCGCTACGGCGAGTTCATTTCTCTGAATACACACATGATTCAGAAACTATATCGTCGTATCACCAAGCTTGAAAATGAATTGCAATCTTTGAAAGAGGGTTAATATATGAAGGATGAAGTTATCAATCGTTTAGTTGCTGTACTGAATGCGCTTGACAATATTTCTGTTCGCGGGAAGCCGAATCTCGCAAATCTGAGTGGAAGTATCGCCATTCTTGAAGAGACGAGAGACATTTTGCTTGGTTGTGAGATTACAAAGGAAGAGGAACAGCCAAAGGATAAGTAAGCGGAGGTGCAGTTATGGCTTTTTGGGGTGACTATTTTATTTTTGATGGTATCCCTTGCACGGAATACGGGCTAAGGCTTTACGAAGTCAATGGTGTTTCTCCTGGTAATGGTAGTTTTCCTACGCCGGCAGAAATTTCGGAAGACCGTATTTCTGGTCGATATAAGCCGCTGTTTTATGGTATCACACAAAATGAGTCATTGACATTCAAAATGGTATTTGGAGCTGATAAGTCGTTTGTGAAAACAAACGGCTTTTTTGATGCCTGGGATCGGGAAGCAATCAGTGCATGGTTGTCTCCTGTCGATGGTTATAAGTGGTTGGAAATTGAGCAGGCCGATATGGAGCAGGTTCGATATCGGTGCTTGATTGAAGATTTGCAGATGGTGGAAATCGGAAATTTACCGATTGCTTTTTCATGCACTGTTCGATGCGATTCCCCATTTGCCTATCAGTATCCGGTGACATATAGCTATAACTGCAGCGGCAACACTAATATTATTTTGCGCAATCTTGGAAGCTACCGTGGTGGGTATCAGCCAAAGCTAAAAATTATGCTGAATGGAAGCAACACTATCAAAATCATCAATCATTCTGATAACGATAGGGTTTTTGCATTGAGTGATCTTCCACAGGACTACTTCTTAGAGATTGAAGTAGATAATGAAAACGGTGTAATTACAAATAATATGGATTTGAACCTATATCCATATTTCAATTTTGAATTCTTCAAGCTTGTTTGTGGTGACAATTTGCTTGAAGTGGTTGGGAATTGTATGTTGGAAATCCAATGTGAGTTTCCCGTAAATGTTGGAGGTTAATATGCAATCAAAAGTTTATGACCTACCTGAGATCCTTTTTGTTGGCGGGGAAACACACGATTTACGATTTTGCCTATTCACTGATACACGGAAGCCGTTTAGCGCCTCTGGCGCTACGGCTACATTTTCAGTGGTGTATTCAGTAAATCGTACAGGTACTCCGGTACTATCAAAGCCTATGTCTATTATCGCAAATGATGAGGGCGTTGAAAATATCCTAACGGTTACGCTTCTCCCACAAGAGACAGTGAACCTATATGGTAAGTATATCTATCAGATCACCATTCAGGATATGTCTGGAGAGACTGAGATTCCAAGCCAAGGTATTTTAGGTATTACAAACAATATTGATAAGGCGATCATCAAATAAGGAGGATTTGCGATGACTACTACATATTTCTTGAATCAGGTAATGGGCAATCTATTTCACACGAAAGAGAATCCAGCTCTTCCAGGTGAGTATTACATTGGCCTAAGCGCAACTGAACCTGGCGTAGACGGATCTGGCGTGTCTGAGCCGGCTTCAAGCGCTGGTTATAAGCGTGTCAAGCTGACTGTGTTGAGTGAGCCGGCTGCTGGTGTGATTAAGAATACTGCTGCGGTTTCGTTTGATGAGTCTACTGCGAACTGGGGTACAATGACGCATTTCGTTATTTACGATGCTTTGACTGGCGGAAATCTGCTTATGTTTGACGAGCTATCTTCTGCTCGTAATGTTGAAACTGCGACTATTGTTACCATTAAGGCTGGTAGCCTGACTTTGACATTGAGCAATCCTACATAAAATTAGCTAAACAATTTGGCGGTGAGCTATGGCACAAGAATATAATATCTATCTTCGCAAGCGGCTGACGGAGTTTGATGTTATTATCAAAAATCTTCCGTATCGAGACGGCCTAATCATGTATAACAAAATGTATCTGGATGCGATGGTGAATTATTTGTGCCTACAAAGATTTATCATCGGAGAAAGTGACGCTAATCTTAGAACTGAGATTGACGATTTGTTAGAGCGTGTATTTAATACATTTCAGAACAAGGTTGAGATTGATTTGGATGTTGAACTGGCTGCTGGTAAGCCGATCTCCGGTCAATCCGACCTTGTTTTTACAACGAGTCCATTTGAAATGGGCGAAGAAACATATGAGGTTTTTCAAAATCTAACGAAGCTTACTACATCTGCATTGCAATATGATCTTGCAAAGTCAATCGGAAGCGGGCGTAGTGATTTGATCTTTCACACATTGACCGCTGATACATTAAAGACTGCTTTTGATAAGATGCAGAGTACGGTTGAGTTTTTATCAAGTGTTGATACGGAGAAAGAGACATTTACTGGCGCTGACGCAGATATGCAACTAAACACAGGTCGGTTCGATTTGTATTATTTGCTTGCTGTGCAAGGTGAGGCAGTTATGAATCTGCTCTGCTCGATGGATTTTGAAATGTGGTACACGTTGGGCAATGCAAATCAGACATTTTATTTGACTGCGGTAAATAATGGCGTGAAGTCTACGAAGTATCTTTCCGCCAATAGCTTTATGTCCCTAATTGCTGCGGTCAACGAATCTCTCGAAGCGTTTATTAAGGCGGAATTTGCAGAGCTTCATTTGACACCAAATGTTACTGCTGGCCTAAAGCGATATCGTTTGCTGTCTGATCTCGATTCGTCTACTCTTAGTAGCATAGATTCTGTGTCACTTGACGAGCTTGATTATGTTGAGCTGGCTTAAAACGATTAGGAAGGTGTTTATATATGTCTAAGGGTACGCTTGGTAGTTTTAATGGAACTACGACAGCGAATGCAAACATGGTTGATGTGTTCAGAAAAAACGAAATTGAATTGCATCAGAATAGTGTTTTGGCATTTGCTGAACGAATGATTATTAAAAAAATCGGTATTCAATGTGATCCAGGCACAGAGGTATCTATCAATGGATGTGATATCCCTATTGTGTCTGGCGTTTTTGAATTAGGGTATGGACAAATTGACATTACGAGTCTTGTGTTCAAACAAGCCGTAGCTGTCAACATTTATTACATGTATTAACAAACAGGAGGTTGCTATGAGTGATATTCCTTTTTGGAGTGGAGGTTCTGGCGGTGGAACAGGCGGAGTTTCTAACTACGATCAGTTGTCCAATAAGCCAGTAACGAATATTAGCGGCTCTGGTATTGTTATTTCAAGCTTATCTACTGGCGTTTACAACATTGATGGAACATGGAAGATTACCCCAGACGATGATGAGTGTGAGACATTAAAGGATGATCTTTTCTATGTTAAAAATGATGGAGAAAATGTCAAGCTTACATGGATTAGCGCTGGTCTAATCAAAACATATGGCGTTTCAGCCGATGGCAGTAAGGATGACATTGTTGAAGACAGTGTTGCCACATCTTCTGCTGTTATGGCAGATATGATTGGCAGCTTTTAATTTGTGCAGAAAGAGTAGCGCTATCTTTTTGTAAATATTCTGTAAGCTAAAATAACAAGAAAGGAGAACAAGATAATGGCTCATTTTGTGTATATGGGCTTGAAAGCTAATTTGCCTGAAGTCCGTGAAAATGCGTTTTATCTTTGTACGGACACAAGAGAGATTTACTTTGGTGCAGATCTCTTTACCGAAGCAGTTCGTACATACACTGGTGAAAAACCGGCAACTCCTGCCGCTGGCGTTCTGTATGTTAATACGGATACCAAGGTTGGCGAGATTTGGACGGGCAGTGCATGGGTACAGCTATTTGGTGGATCGTCAACAGACGATATTGTGTTCACAGAAGATCTGGTGTTTACATATCAGTTTGGTAAGTATACGCCAGTTGGAGGCAAGGTCACAGTTCCAGCAAAAGATAAGACTTTGACAGAGCTTCTAAATGATGCTTTCGCAGAAGATCAAAACCCGACTGTAACTCAGCCGAGTGTTACATTGACTGCGTCTAAGATTAAGGCATATGAAGTTGGTACGAAGGTATCTCCAGATTATTCTGCTGTGTTGAATGCTGGTTCTTATGAATTCGGGCCGGCAACTGGTATTGTTGCTTCCGCATGGAAAGTGACAAATACAGATGGCGGCGAGAAAACAACCGCGAGCGGAACATTCGATGAGATTACCGTTGGTGATGACACAGCATATTCCATCACTGCTGAGGCAACTTATGCAGACGGTGCAATGCCGAAGACCGCGTTGGAAAAGGATTATGCTGCTGGACAAATCAAGGCTGGTAAAAAGACAGCTACGAAGAGCAAGATTTCTGGCTATCGTAATAGCTTCTACGGCTCTTTGACTGCTAAAGACGGTGTAGTAAATTCTGCACTTGTCCGTGCTTTGTCTGGAAAGAGCAACAAGGCGCTTGCTGCTGGAAATAGCTTTACCATCTCTATTCCAGTTGGGGCTATCCGTGTTGTGTTTGCATATCCCGCTTCGTTGCGTGATGTCAGTTCCGTTCAGGACGTCAACGGAATGAATGCAGAGGTTAAGACTGCGTTTACACAGTCCGTTGTTTCTGTTGAGGGTGCAAACGGATATGATGGTATTGATTATAAGGTTTATGTGTTCGACACGGCTAATGCCAACGATACCGCAAACACTTATAAGGTCACAATTTGAGGAAGGAGTGAATTGTAATGGCTGATTTTGGTAAGCTAAATTTTGCGGTTGCATTCGTTCCTCAGACGGCTTTCCCTTTGGACGGACGTACATATTTTGAAAGCCTCGAAGCGGCACAGGCCGCTGCTGCGATTGCTGTTCCTGTCGGTAGCTCTGATGGTGTATATCATTATGGCATGGAGCTATTTGTCGTTGAGAATGGTACGTCTGCTGGATACCGTATTCAACCTGATAAGACTCTTACGAAGGTCGATGGTATTTCTGCCGATGATCTTGTCGGAGAGTTTTAACCTATTTGCTTGATTTGGCGAGGGCAATAGTCCTCGCTTTATCTATATTTATCATTATTTTATAAGCCGTATCAACGGCAAGAAAGGATGAAGAAACTATGGCAAATCTAATTTATAAGGGCTTGAAAGCTAATTTGCCTGCGGAGCGTAATGTAAACAGCTTCTATCTCTGCACGGATACCCGTGAGCTGTTCTTTGGCGCAGATCTCTACACTGAGGCTGTGCGCTTCTATGATGGCACTAAGCCTACTGCTCCTGCTCAGGGCGTGTTGTACATTGACACTGTTTCTGGCGCTGGTGATGTGTGGACTGGTACTACATGGAAGTCTGTCTTCACTGCTATTGTAACAAAGACTGTTGCTACAACTATCGGTGCTGCGGCAAGTGATAGCGAAGTGCCTACTGCAAAGGCAGTCAAGGATTATGTTGCCGGCATTACTGGTAGCGAACTTGGCGAGCTGGCGCACAAGGACAATGTGTCTGAGAATGAGCTTGAAGAGACTCTAAAGAGCAAGATCAACGGTAAGGTTGATTCTGTTGGCGCTGGCGATAACAGTGTTGACGTCGGTGGTACTGCCACTAAGCCCACTGTTAAGGTGAAGCTTTCTCCCGCTGCTGGCAATGCTTTGGAGCTTGACGAGACTGAAGGTCAAGAAGGTCTAAAGGTCATTCTTCCCGACGCAGACACCTATACTGTCGTAAAGGATGAGTCTGCTGCTGATGGTTTTGCCGCAACCTACCATCTGACTAAGAATGGTGCGAATGTCGGTGCTGCAATCAACATTCCTAAGGATATGGTTGTTCAGAGCGGTTCTGTTGTCACCGATCCGGAAGGTCATGCTAAGGGTACTTATCTGAAGCTGGTACTTGCCAATGCTGAGAACAGCGAAATTTATATTCCTGTTGACTCTCTGATTGAGTATGTCACTTCTGGTTCTGCCGATGGTGATATGGTTGTTATCGACATTGATGAGACCACTCATAAGGTAACTGCTACTATCACTGATGGTACTATTACCAAGGCTAAGCTGACCACTGAGCTGCAGACCGAGATCAATAAGATCCATACTCATGCCAATAAGGACGAGCTGGATAAGATTGAGACCGGCGATAAGGAGAAGTGGGATGCTGCTGCTGGTAAGGCGCACGAACACGCTAACAAGGCAGAGCTTGACAAGATCGCAGTTGGCGACAAGGCAAAGTGGGATGCTGCAGAGCAGAACGCAAAGGACTATGCGGATGAATTGAACACCGCTATGGGCGGTCGTATGACTGCTGCTGAGGGTAAGCTTACTACTTTGCAGGGCGACGAGAAGACCGAGGGTTCTGTTAAGAAGGCTCTTGCTGATGCTAAGGGCTATGCAGACGGCTTGAACAGCGACATGGATACCCGTGTCAATGCTGTTGAGGAAGCTGTCACTGTCGGTACTTTTTAATCGAGGATTTTTCATTCGCTTCAATCAATGATATATCCAAAAACGGCGGACGGGCAAAAGCCCGTCCGCTTTCTTTATCAATTTAAGGAGGTGTGCAAGTGGGATACAATTTTCGGGTTTTTGAAACGGTAAAAAGCAAGGCTGAAAATACTGCCTTGATTCCGATTACACCTGGACGGTATCTGATCTGCACTGATACTTCCGATGTCTACTATGACACCAAAGACAATGTTCGTAAGCATCTTACTGACATTATTGATTTGGAGACGGACGCGGAAAGAACAGCAATTCTTGCTCCATTGGACAAATTTTACTTTGTAAAAGATACGGCTCACTTCTGGCGCTATTTGAATGATGCGTGGGTTGACCTCACATCTGGAAGCGGCGCAAGCGACGCTGTTTATGCAACTCTGGCCGCAGATGGATGGGTAAACGGCAAACAGAGTATTTCGATCAATGGATTAGGTGCAAATCAGAATGGGATTATCAGCATTACACAAGACATTTCAGCACAAGCGATGGAGGCAGTAAAGAATGGAGAGCTTTATGTCTGCGCTCAGGCCGATGGAACTATCACAATCGCTGCGGATGGCACTGTACCCACCTGCGATATTCCAACCGTCATTATTTTGCTGAGTTAAGAAAGGCGGTGTTGACGGATGAGCGAAACAACTAACTACGGGCTTTATTTGGAAGATGATGCGTCTGCTAAGTTCCAAACATGGAGACAGAAAATGAATGGTTCTGGACAATCCAACATGGTGAAAATTGACACCGCTCTTGGCGAGAAAGCAGACAAAAGCACTTCAGCTACGGCAACATTGCTGGCTTCCGCATGGGTAGGCGTAGATGCTCCTTTCACACAAGAACTCTCTATTGAGGGGCTTGGTGCTGCGCAAAACGGAACTATTTCGGTGGCGCATAGCGCGACCGCCGAGCAACGGGAAATTGCGCGAGAAGCGTTGCTCTCCATCACTGGTCAGGAAAACGGAAAGCTACAAATCGTAGCTGATGGCGAACTGCCAGAACAAGACATTCCTGTTGTAATTATTCTCTTAGGTTAATGGAGGAATCAATATGCCTATTATTTCTAATTTCCCAACTGGCGGCGGATCTGGTGGTGGACTTGCCCTTGCTGCTGTTACGGGAATTACAACGCTCGCGGCGGCTGGAAAGGTCTATGTAAAATGGACTGATCCTGATGATATGGTCGTTGCCAGCTCTACTCTTGCTGCATGGGGAGGAACACTCCTTGTTCGTAAGGCTGGTTCTGCTCCGACAAGTCGTAGAGATGGCACAATCGTTCTCGATAGCAAGACGCGAGATCAATATAAATCTGCTTATTTCTGTGATAGTGGATTGACTAACGGCGTGAAGTATTACTACAAGCTGTTCCCATACACTACCACTGGTACATATACGGACAGCACGGATGATGAATTCAATGTTACCCCTGCTGCCGTAAAGGTCGGTGATATTTCTGGCGCGAGTGCCGTTGCTGCTGGCAATGGAAAGCTTGCAATCAAGTGGACTGATCCATCCGCAACCGTGGTTTCGGATGGTGTGACGCTTGCAACATGGGCGAGTACAAAGATCGTTGTTAAAGCTGGAAGTTATGCAACTTCTCCAGATGATAGCGATGCAGCTTACAGCCTAAATGTAACCACTCGCAATCAGTATGCGAATTCTGCGCTTACTGTTACTGGCCTAACTAACGGAACAACCTATTACATTTCATTCTTCCCCATCTCTACGGATGGCGCAGTTAATGTAAACACAAGTAATAGAATAACCGGAACTCCAAATCGTTTGACGATTTCGACTGTTCCGAGCCAGAGTGGGACGCTGACATATAATAAGAATTCACAGTCTCCTTCTTGGAGAAACTATGATACATCCAAGATGACGATTGGCGGAACGACATCAGGAACAAATGCTGGCACATACAATGCGACATTTACGCCGAAGGATGACTATTGCTGGTCTGACGGTACGATTACGGCAAAGACCGTTTCTTGGAAGATCGGCAAGGCAACTGGCACTCTGACTGTAAGCAAGACAAGTATCACGCTGAATTTAAGTAAACTGACTGATACATTCACCATCGGCGGAAATTATGATGGTACTTTGAGTGTTGTATCTAATAAAACAAGCGTGGCGACAGCTTCTCGCAGTGGGACTACGGTTACTGTTTCTCATGTGAATCAGACAAACGGTGAAGCCACTATTACAGTAAGCTGTACTGCCGGCACGAATTATACCGCGCCCACAAGCAAAACTGTTACGGTCAAAGCTGAGTTTATTCTTGCTACGCTGAATGACAACTCTTGGGCGGCTATCCACAGTGTTTCTGGAACTGGTGCAAGCTACTGGGCAGTCGGCGACCGTAAGGCTGTCGCTGTGAGCGGTACTGTCGGCACACAGGCTGTGAACGGTACTTACTACGCTTATATTATTGGCTTTAACCACAATAGCAGCAAGGAAGGTAACGGTATCACATTTGGCACATTCAAAACCGCATTGTCTGGTGGCACGGATATTTGTTTAGTTGATGGCAAGTACGATGGCTACTCAATAAACGGAACCAAGTATTTCAATATGAACCACAGCTCAAACACCAACGCTGGTGGCTGGAAGGGTTGTGACCTTCGCTATGATGTGCTTGGCTCAACGAACACGAATGATGGCGATGCCACAGCAACAACTGCGACAAACCCTGTCGCAAATACGCTAATGGCTGCACTTCCGTCAGACCTCCGCGCTGTGATGCAGCCGATGACTATCTACACAGACAATACGGGCGGTGGTAGTGACAATGCGTCTTATGTTACTAAGACCACAGACTACCTTCCGTTGCTGGCTGAGTATGAGATTTTCGGCACACGCAGCTATGCGAACTCTGCCGAAAAGAACTATCAGGCGCAGTATGCTTATTACTCTGCTGGAAATTCGAAGGTGAAATACCGTCACAGCGCAACAGGTTCCGCTGCTTGGTGGTGGGGGCGTTCTCCTAATTCCAGCGGCAGCCTCGCCTTCTGCCGTGTGCACACGAGCGGCGACGCGGGCTATAGCGCCGCGAGGTATTCCATTGGCGTCGCCCCGGCTTTCCGCGTCTAATCCTGCATCAACAGTATCAAGCCCACGGAAGTGGGCGTGTTTAAATCATTAAGGGAGAGGGACGGTACACCCTCTGCGGTAAATGCAAGGGAACCTCGTCCCCCTCCCCATCCTATAATTAGCAAGGGTACACCCTTTGCGATTAGTGGTGAACGGCTCCAAAATAGTGCATTCGGAGCTAATAAATCCAAGAACGAAAGGAGATTCTTATGTCAGTCTTAAAAGCACACAGGTCTGAAAGTAAGGCTGAGTTCGTCAATGTGGCGAACAAAATCTACATCCAAACCATCGCTTTCCTGTCAAGGTTGTCATCTCGGTACTCCCGGCTCGTATCTAAGTCCGTGTCGGAGCTTGCCTCAGAAGTTGTAGACCACGCAGAAAAAGCAAACAGCATCTATCCATCTGATGCGGCACGAAAAGAACTTCGTAAGCAGCATCTGCTCGAAGCGAGAGCGTCCCTGATGGCGCTCGATGTCCACCTTGCGCATTGTTACGACTTGATGATGACGAACCCGTCTGGTTGTTTTACGACCGGTAGTGGAAACTCTGTCGGTGCGTCAGACGCGAAGAAAAAGCTGGAGCACATGGCACAGGAACTTGGTGATTTAATCGATGCAGAAAATGGTCTTTTGACCAATGTGTTGAAAAGCGATAAGAGCCGGTAAACGTCTATGAAAATTTATGGGTGTATTTCTGTAAAACCTGTCGGTTGGGAGTCTTTTGCCTCTCTCGGTTCCACTGCTTGGTGGTGGGAGCGTTCTCCTAATTACAACAACAGCAACAACTTCTGCAATGTGAACACGAACGGCAACGCGAACAATAACAACGCAAGGAATTCCAATGGCGTCGCCCCCGATTTCGCAACCCTTTTAGGTTATGGTCAAATACTGTAGTCCTTTTGAGGATGAAGGAGACCTTTGCGAAAGGAGAAATGTTTCCCGTGGATAAAACCCAGAACCGTTCTTTTGATGCTTTTGCACGGACGCTTCTTGCATGGTGGGAGGATATTGTGCTTAATCCCATTTCATGTGTCAAAGCAAAGCAGTTTAGGCGCACTCTATATTACAACTGTACGAAAGGCGAATAACTATTTATGACAAGCAAAGAGCGTCATGAGGCAAGATTCCAACGACGGAAAGCCGAGAGATGGCGCAAGAAACAAGAACGAAGCCTTGCCGTAGGAACAATGGCAGATGTATTTTCCTACAGCGACTTATACAAAGCGGGAAAGCAATGCTGCAATGGTGTGCGTTGGAAGAATAGCACACAAAGATTTGAAATGCACTTGTTTTCCGGCACAGCACGACGGAGGAAATTACTTCTGGATAAAATGTGGAATCCATGTCCATATGTCCATTTTGTTATCTCTGAGCGTGGTAAAACAAGACCAATTGACGCACCTCGTATTCAAGACAGACAGATACATAAGGTTTATACAAAGAAAGTTCTTTTGCCTTTGTATTTGCCAGATATGATTTGGAATAACGGAGCAAGTCTTTCAGGCAAAGGCTTTCATTTCTCTAAGAGGCTTTTGCGCGAGGATTTGCATTATCATTTTAAGCGCTATGGTAGAAATGGAAGCATAATCCTTTTAGATTGCAAACAATTCTTTCCGAGTGCATCGCACCGTGTTATTTATGCTCGTCACGACAGGCTGATTCATGATTATGACTTACGAAAGCTTGGCGATGATATCGTTGCATCAAGCACAGGTGATAAAGGTATGCCGCTTGGAGTTGAGCCGAGTCAGGCTGAAATGATTGCTTTCCCATCTCCGCTTGATAACTACATTAAATGCCAGCTCTCTATTAAATGCGCTGGTCATTATATGGATGACTACTATATCATAGTCCCTCCGAATCAAGATCCAAAGGAGATCATGCGTCTTATTGTTCAAAAAGCGTCGGAACTGGATTTGACGATTAGTAAAGAAAAATCCAGAATTGTCCCGCTCTCCAAACCGTTTCGTTATTGTAAGGCGAAATATACCCTAACGGAAAGCGGTCGTGTTATTGTGACTGGTAATCGAGGAAGTTTCAAACGAACCAGACACAGAATTAAAGCATTCTATGAGAAAGTACAAAACGGAGAAATGTCCTATGAGGATTTGTGGACTTCTGTAAATGGAATGCTTGCGTATTTAGAGGGCTACCAAAACCATCAACGAGTGTTGAGATTGCGGCGGCTCTTTTATGCTATCTATGGCTTTTCAGCAGAAAACATAGAAAATTTCAGAGCAATGGAGAGATTAAAAGATGCAATACATTGTACATAGAAGATTGAAGGACACTGCTATTTGCGGTGGTGTAAATATTCCCGCAACAACTATTTGTGAAGAAATCTGCGGTGTTATTTATCACAACGGTCTTCCCGTTTGTTATACGACAAGTGAAAATGCTCACCAGTTTTTTGCAAGAAATGATGATGAGTGTGGCTTGCGTCGTGGCAAATTAACTCAGGCTATTCAAAAAACACTTTCTAAGCGCGATGCTAACTATCAGAGCCGGTGGGATAAGGTTTGGGCAGATCCCAAATGCCGTCAATACAAAAGAACAGAGTACGAAGATTATTGGCTTTGGAATCATGAGTTTTTCAATGCCGATATTGATGTTTTACTTTATATTGCAAATTTAGTCGGAGCAAAGGAGGACAAGTAAATGTATCGAATTATTAAGGTAGCCGATGGAGCGGAGGTTGGAATTACTGAGGCTGTCAATTATATCAAGATTGGCAGTAGCGGTAGTCTTACCACCGCAACAAAGAATGATGCCGTTGGTATCGCATTTGACAGCACTCCATATAACCTCGTTGGGCATGATGAAATTGAAGGTGCAGAAACCGTTGTTGTATCAGAAATTGATGGCGGGACTGCTGTATCCCATCAACAGTCTGCAATCAATGAAATGATTCAAACGATTTTGGAGGGATAACAATGAAAGAGAAGCTTAAAGAACTATATCAAAATGGGCAGGCTGGTATTACACCGTGTATTAGTGCGAATGGTTTGCTTAAAGCCGTTGCAAATGGTTGGATCACGCTTGATGATGCTGTTGAGATTATTGGTGGTGAAGATACTCTGCCGATTGTACGTGCAGCAAAGTTGAAAGAAATTTCAATTGCTTGCAACGAAACTATTGTAAACGGTGTTGATCTTACTCTCAATGGCGAAACAGTGCATTTTAATTTAAGTACGGAAGATCAGGCAAATATCGCAAACCTGTTCCGTGTTGTTGAACTTGGTGGAACTGAGTTTCCCTATCAGGCTGATGGTGGAGTCTGCCGTATTTATACAGCATCGGAAATCGCAACGATTTACATTGCTGCGCAAACGCTTATTACTACACAGACAACATATCACAATGAATTGAAAGCCTATGTACAATCGTTGGATAGTGTTGAAGCTATTACATCAATTGTATATGGAATGACTTTGCCAGATCCGTATAATACCGAAATGAATGAGAAGCTTGCTGTTGCAAATGAACAAATGCAAGCAATTATTGCTCGTCTGAGCAGCGCGGCAAATGCGTAATCTGAAAACATTTTTCAAACTGGTAGCACTGTTTGTTATTGGCGGTGCTGCCTATGTTTTGATTGAATTGCTCTGGCGTGGTCATAGTCATATTTCCATGTTTATTCTTGGTGGTATGTGTTTTGTATCTATTGGCTTAATCAACGAACTGTTTCCGTGGGAGCTTGGTATTGTATGGCAAGCTTTAATCGGTGGCGTACTTGTAACTGTTCTTGAATTTATTACAGGCTTAATTGTGAATATTTGGCTTGGATTAAATGTCTGGGACTATTCAAAGTTACCGCTTAATTTGATGGGGCAAATCTGCCTGCCGTTTTTCTTTGCGTGGGTTGGATTGTCTGTCGTAGCTATTGTGCTTGATGATTATTTTCGATATTGGTTTTTCGGAGAAGAGAAGCCACATTATACACTGGTTTAAGGGCGGTGATATAAATGAATGAAGAAAAAATCTGGAAATTCTTAAAGTCAAAAGGTTTTACTGATTTTGGTGTGGCCGGTCTTATGGGTAATCTATATGCCGAGTCTGGATTAAGCCCTATCAATCTTCAAAACTCATATGAGAAGAAGCTTAATTTTACAGATCAGAGCTATACACAAGCCGTTGACAATGGTAGTTATACAAACTTTGTTAAAGACGCTGCTGGTTATGGACTTGCCCAATGGACATATTGGAGTCGTAAGCAAAACCTGTTGAATTACGCACGAAGCGTTGGAAAATCAATCGGTGATTTGGACATGCAGCTTGAATTTCTCTGTAAGGAGCTTTCCGGATATTCTGTTGTATGGAAAACGCTGCAGTCTGCAACATCCGTTTTTGAAGCATCTAACGCTGTGCTATTACAGTATGAACGACCCGCTAACCAAAGCGAAGCCGTTCAAAACAAACGTGCAAGCTATGGACAAGCTTTTTATGACGAGTTTGCACAGAGTACGACAAAGGAAGGAGTTGGTAGTTTGACTGTGATTGAAAGACTTATTGCGACAGCAAAAGCAGAAGAGGGCTATTTGGAAAAGGCAACGAATGCCCAGCTTGATAGCAAAACTGCGAATGCTGGTAGCAACAACTGGACAAAGTACGCCCGTGATTTGGATAACATCGGAAACATTTACAATGGCAAAAAGAACGGCTATGCTTGGTGCGATGTTTTTGTTGACTGGTGCTTTATCAAGACATTCGGCGTAGATCTTGCGATGAAGCTTCTGTGCCAGCCATATGGCGGTGCTGGAGCTGGATGTACCTATTCTGTTCAGTATTATAAGCAGAAAGACCAGTTCCATAAAAGCAATCCTCAGGCCGGCGATCAGATTTTCTTTACCAACGATGGCGGAAAGACATCTTATCATACCGGACTTGTTATTGCTGTTGGAAATGGCAAAGTCTATACGATTGAGGGAAATACATCGAGCGCTCCTGGCGTTGTTCCTAACGGTGGGTGTGTAAGAACCAAATCCTATAATCTTACCGCTACATATATTTGCGGGTACGGTAGACCAGATTGGTCGCTTGTTGGTGATAGTGTAGAACAGGAGGACGAAGATATGACTTTGGATAGATTCAAAGAGTTGATGAAAGAGTATCGTGCTGAGCTTCAGGACAACGATTGTGGTACTTGGAGCAAGGATGCTCGTGAGTGGGCAATCGCAAATGGTATCATTAGTGGTACTGGAAACAATGCAAATGGAGAGCCGAATTATGCTTGGGCGGATCAGCTTACGAGAGAGCAGGCCGCAGCGCTATTCTATCGTTTTGCAAAATTGATGGGTAAAGCGTAATGGCTGTTAAGCGTAAAGTGAAGCGTCGCAAGAAAAAGAAAGGTCTTATCCATCATCTTGTTTCGCTTGGCTTTAGCAATCGGCTTGCAATTTATATACTTTTGTTTTTGGCTGCTGGCTTAGCTGGCGGCTTTTATCTTGCCAACGAAAGCATTAGAACCGGATATACTGGCGCTTTGATGTGCTGGACGGTGGTGTTTACGCCGATTGGTACAGCCTGTAGCATTGTGCTAAGTAAAATCGTTCATAAAAGCGAAGCTGAAAATGTTGGTGGAAATGGAGACGGCATCAAATTTGCAATGGCAATGTCTGACGCAGTAAATGATGACGGATCGAGCTGGGAAAGTCCAGCGATTTAATTTGAGAAGATAACAGTAGTCTGCCGGCTACTGTTATTTTTTTATTCGTTAGGAGGATACGCAATATGGAATGGGTAAAGATTCTTGTTTCTGCTCTGGCCGGTTTAGCTGCCGCAATTCCTCTTGTAGTTGAGTTGGTAAAGTATGTTCAGAAAGCAATCAGAGAAAAGAACTGGTCTAAGGTGCTGGATATGGTAATGAACCTTATGCAGACCGCAGAGACTAAGTTTGAGACTGGCGCTGAACGTAAGGAGTGGGTGCTTGCAATGGTAAAGGCATCTGCTGATACCATCGACTACGATATTGACATGGATGCAATTAGCGATCTGATTGATAGTCTGTGCAATATGAGCAAGGTCGTAAATGCCCCAAAAGCTTAATTAGGTTTGAGCAGATTGGAGGTACTTTATGACTGGACTCGAAGAGTTTCTAAAGACTTTCGGGAACATTACGGTTTCCAATGTGATTACCGTTGCTCTTGCAGCCGTTTTCCTTGGCATGACTTATAAGAAAATCAGAGATTATCTTATTAAGAAATATGAAGCCGAAAAAGAAAAGGACAAAGAGCTGAAAGAGGCACTTGAAGCTGTGCGTAAGTACCCCGAATATCGTCAACAAAGCATTAAGATTCAAGAAAAGCTGGAAAACGAAATCCAAGAGCTGCGTAAGGCACAGGATGAACACACCTGCCGTTTATTGCAGATGGAGGAAAACTCCCAGCGTAGAGAGCGTAATAAACTACGCGACAGACTGCTCCAGAATTATCGTTATTACACGAGTAAGGAGCATAACCCGCGCCAAGAGTGGACTCGTATGGAGTCAGAAACATTCTGGGAATGTTTCGCAGATTATGAGAACATGAACGGCAACGGTTATATGCACAGTGTTGTGCAGCCAGAAATGAACTTGCTTGGTATTATCGAAATGGATGATGCAAGCGGAATTGCTGAGCTAATGCACAGCAGAAAGTGATTTTAGATCGGCAAGATCGCCCAGAGTTATTCTGGTGAAGTTTCTTCAAACGAGGAAACAAAAATTAAGGGTACAGATTTATTTCTGTACCCTATTTTTTACGCATTTGTTATTGTACTCAGGTTATGACACCATTTCGCGCTGGTATAATAAGCTCAATATAATAATTTGTAAGCTAAAGTGCGAGTTGTTTCAAATGGTATCTTTAACTAAGTGAATCCCCCTGCTCCCACTTGCTCACCGCCGCAACGGAGACGCCCATCGCCTCGGCCAGCTGCTCCTGCGTCAGGCCCTCCTGCCTGCGGTAAAAGCGGATCTGATCTGCCACATGATTTTCCATACACTTCTCCTTTCGCGCCCCGCTTAGGGCGCTGTTTCTTTCCGTGTCCACAGTATAGCGCCGGAGAGCATGAAAAAACAGCGACCATCAGTAAAATCGGTTGAGAACTTTTTCAACCAACGGTTGAATTTTAGCTGTTGCTGCCGCGCAAAAGATTTCTCTTGTCATCATACGCGCCATCGTGTAGAATACGTTCGATATCATTTCATGCAGGAGCAGCTTCCATGATCTTGAACCAGCGGCGCATCCCGATCCTTGACCCGCAGCGCCTTTCGAATTGAACTTATGCTTTGATTCGAAAGAAGAAAACCATGAATAACCCCATCAAATCACTCACACGGCGCGAATGGTGCCTCTGGCTCGCCTCGCTCGCCGTCGTGCTCATCGCAAACCTGATAACGCCGGAACTCGATCCGCTCACGATGACGGCGGCGCTCGTCGGTGTCACATCGCTTGTGTTTGCGGCCAAGGGCAATGTGTGGTCACAGGTGTTGATGATCGTATTCAGCATTCTGTACGGCGTGATCTCGTTCCGCTTCCACTACTGGGGCGAGATGATCACCTACCTCGGCATGACGCTGCCGATGGCCGTCTGGTCGACGGTCACGTGGCTCAAAAACCCGTCGAAGGAAAACGGCAGCGAGGTCGCGATCCAGACGCTTGCGCGCAGACACCTCGCGGCGCTGGCCGCCAGCACCGTCGCCGTT